CCTCGCGGTGCCAGCCATAGAGCAGCACCTTCTCGCCAGACTCGACGAGCATGCGAACGAAGGCTGCCACGCATGGCGCCTTGGCGATGCCGGTTGCCTGCCGTAGCTTGATATCGAGCTGGCCGGCGGCGAGCATACGGTCGCCCTTGTTTGCCTCCGTCTGCGCGAGGACAACCTTTGCCAGCTCGATCGCTGCGCCTGCCGCGCGGTCCAGGATCGTGGTGTCCGCGGAGATGTGGTGGGGAACCTTGGTGAGCGCCGGCAGCTCCCGGCCGACGTCCTTGCGCGTGCGCCGCAGCATGAGCCCGGCGTCCCGGAGGTATGAGCCGAGCGCCTTCGGGTTTTTGACCGGGTGCTTGTCACCCCAGCCGCACCACTCCTGATCGAACTCGCTCCAGCTGCCAAGCGCACCGGGCTTCAGCACATGCATCACGTTGAACATCTCGGAGCCGTAGTTGTAGACGGGGGTGGCGCTTAATCCCATCCGCACGCAGCAGCCTTCCGATAGAGCCTCAGCCGCGGCGTACTTGAGGGACCGTTCGGCACCTTGCGATGCGATACCCCTGACGCCGGCGCGGCGCAGCTCCTGGCACTCGTCGAAGACAACCGAGCGGATGACAGGCGCGAGCGTCGCGGCCCAGCCGCTGAGCTTCGAGTAGCTGGTGATGATGACGTCTGGCATGGGATCAGCCACAAGCCGCAGCTGGCCGTCGTCGCCGATCGGCCTGTCGCTCAACGCGTAGGGCGTAGTGCCCTTGAGGATGTGCGTTTTGAGCCTCGGCGCGAAGCGGTTGATCTCCCTCTCCCATTGCGTCGGCAGATGCGTCAGCGTGACCACCAGCGCCGGCAGCGTTTTGGGGTCCGTGAACAGGCCGATGGCTGCCGCGGTCTTGCCCAGGCCCACCTCGTCCGCGCAGAGCAGGCAGCCTGTTTCGAGCGCGATGGCCGTAGCGACGCGCTGGTACTCGCGCAGCGGGATTGCCAGGTCAAACTCTGGCGGCGCGCGCCGGGCGCTGAGCAGCTCCTCCACAGCCGCGACGCTCTCAACGTGGCGCTGCGCCATGCTGACCAGCTCGGGGCAGAGCCGCATGGGAAACAGCTGCGTGAAAACCTGCAGCTCGCGCGCCGTCTCCGGGATGGCGCTTATGCGGATGCGCTCCCTAGACCGATGGCCGAGGCCGCCAAACCAGCGCTTGAGCCGGAGCACGATGTGAGGCCGGGTGCTGACGACGAACTGGTGCTTCTTGCGGTCGTAGGTGATCTCACCCTTCTCGCCGCAGGTGCAGCTCGCCTCCTTCGGATACCAGCTCTGACAGAGGCTGCACTGCCAGGCACCCATTGAGACAGGCGCGTCAAACATGTGAGCCCACCAGGCCAGGAAGCCGCACAAGCAAAAACAGCGGCCCGGCGCCGTAAAGCTCGGCGCAGAGGTCGTATGCCTCCGTCTCGTGTCCCCATACCCAGTGATCGGGACGCACGCCGAGATGAAGCGCCCAGCTCTCGGTCCAGAGTGTCAGCAGGCCAGCTTGCCCGGTGCCGAGTCGCGTTCCCCTCATCATGTCCCCCCCCCTGAAAAGAGCAGCGGCAAGGCACCACTCCCGATTGCGGTGAGCGCTCCACACCCAGACGCGCGGCTCGGTCAGGTTGTGGCGGTTCTCCTCGATATACCGCTCCGCCGCCTCGCGGGTGAAGCACGCGACCACAAAGCGCCAGCGGTCGATGTAGCCGACGCGCTCCCAACCGCGGCTCTCCGCGTACCAGCTATCACCGCGTTGCTCGTGCATCCCAAACGGAGAACGGCTCCCGGCCGCGCCGAAAGTCAGCGTCGATGGCGCACTGCAGCTTGTGCGCCTCAATCTCGAGCCACTGGTAGCCGTCATGGTAGAGGTGGCAGACGGAGCCAAAGGGCAGCTGCATCGCGATAGCGTGGTGTCGGTGGCAATCCCGCGGGTGCTTCTCGAGGCAAAGCAGCAGTAGGTTCCCCCTGCTGGCTTCGCGGCTCTCAAGCCAGTGTAATCCCCGCTTGCTCACGATGCCCGGCAGCGCTTTGGTTTGGTTGCCGAGCGCGTCGGACATGCTCAGATAGTTGGTGCCGAAGCGTCGCGCGAGGGCTCGCTCGCATACCTCTGGTCGCCACCGCGACGAAGGTCGCGCCCGTACGTCGACGATGAGCGCCTTGAGCCGCGCACGCACCTCCGCCAGCTGCTCGAGCTTGAGCGCCGGAAGGCGCGGGGACTTCTGGCTGCCATAGCCGATGGTGTAGATCATGGTGTCCTATGCAAGCGGCGAGCGTTGTAGATGCGCCTCGGCCACGTCGCTGATCCGCGAATCGGGCTTCGGCGCGTCGTTGAAGATGGCGATCTCAGGCGCGAGCCGCAGGCATCCCCGCTCTGCGATATCGCGAGCGCGCCGCGGCCGATGAGCGAAAAGGCTCTGGCCCAAGAGTCCGCGACTGCTGGCTGCGCACAGCTCGCGAGCACCGCTGTGATGATCAAGCACGATAGCGCCGGCAGCCACGAAGACGTCGACCTTGGCCGGCGGCGGCGTCATGTCGACGAATAGGTCAGCCGGTCCCGGCTCGAGAGCGTCACGCTCCGGCCCGTAGGCTACGGCGACGACCTCGGCGCCTGGTATGGCGTCGGCAGCAATCATTGCAGCGGCAGTGCCGTCTGCGCAGTCGCGATGGGTGATGATGCGCTTGACTTGCTTGATGGCTTCTATTGGAATCATGACAACGCCGTATCACAGAACGCCCTGCTAGTCAACTAGCTAAAGCGCAAAACCGAGGTAGTGGACGTGGAGCCGCTTGCCACCAAGCTCGCGCGGGATCTGGGCGTGCTGCGCTCGGGTGGTGAGCAGGATCAGCTCGCGCACCTCGGGGTAGTAGGCATAGCGGAGCAGCTGCCTGGTGACCGCTGTGACCGCGCCAGCGACCTTGACCTCGATACCGATGCCCCGCGGCTTCGGCGGTCCGCGAAACGGTAGCATAGCGCGCAATGCGAGCCGTTGCTGCTCCTCGGGAGGTACCACGAAGAAGTCGATCCGGTCCTGCTTCAGCTGGAACTCGCGTAGAAAGTGAATGCCCGCTTCGCGAAGCACCACGGCAATCCCCGCTTGCAGCTCGGCTTCGTTGCTGTGGTTGAAGCGCCGGCCTTCGAGCGCGAGCTTGATGCGGTCAATCATGCCATTCACCAGCTGTTGTAGAAGCGAACGACCTTGACGTTCGGATGGGCGGCCATTAGCTCGGCGAGGTCCACTTGGTAGCCTTGGCGGTAGTCATCGCTCCACTCGCTCACCCCGGGCGCGATCTGCAGTCCCGTCAGGTCAACCTCGCGGCCACAGGGATCCGGCTCTTCACCGCCGAAGAAGTCCTCCACCTCTTCCGGCACCGGGACGCCGGCGGCAAGGCAGGCATCGCGTGCGTCGCGCATGGCGCGCCACTTCGCGTCGGGCGGAATGAAGCCGACAACGTGCGTGGACATGCTCATGGCCGCCTCCCGGCTGCTGCGGCGGCCGCGACCTGCGCAGCGCCTTTCTGCAGCTCCTTGAGGCGGCGGACAGCGCTCCGCTCAGCCGTGGCGCGCTCGCCCGGGTAGGCCAGCATCTCGCGGATCAGGCCGTGCAGGAGACGCTCACTCACAGTGGCGCCGGCAGCTGCAGCGGCTGGCTCGCGCAGCCGTTCGGCCCAGCCGCGCGCTCGCTGGACGAACGCCTCGTTCTGCGCGCGAGCCGACAGCTCCAGTTGGTGGACCGCCGCTCGCGCCACGTCACGCTCCCTGATGGCGTCTTCGAGCCGCGACTGCGCCGCGGCCGCCTCTCCTATCGGATCCGGGTTCATCACGCCACCCTGCCGAAGTACGCTTCTGCAGCCTCGCGCAGCTCCTGGTAGTAGCCGGGCCACGCCTCCGCGCTCCGGATGGCGGCGATGAGACGGTCACGAGAATCGCCGCACGAGGCTGCCCGGACGCTCGCCAGCTCCCGGAGCAGCTGAGCCGTCAGCTCGACGAGGTGCTCCCGGCGGCTCAGCTCGTGCGGATTCCCCTGCTGCGGCATCGTGGCCACCTGCCGCGCGATGCGTTCGATGTCATCGGCGGTCGCCTCATCGCGCCACCGTTGCAGCGTGTTGAGCGCCGGCGCGCCGGGTTCGGCCGCTGCCGGCTCGAGACAGCATGCCTTGACATGCGTGCGGAGAACCTCACCGCCTACTCCCCAAACGACGACGACATCTCCGTCCTTGTCCTCGTCGGAAGCGGCCACCATGAGCGGCCCCGTCCCCGTCTTCAGCCTGACAACCCTACCCTTCAGCCTTTGCATTCTCTCACCTCTGCGCAGCTCCTGGTGTCGCCCATCAGCATGGCCAGCATGGCCAAGCCGCAGCGGCGACACTTGGACGAAACCGAAACCTCAGCCGAGCCCGGCTTCCTTGGCCAGTCGTGATCCGGCCACTCGTGCGGCGCCAGGCTCTCATCTTGCTCTGCCATGCCGGCATGGTGCCATGGCTTGGCTTGCTAGTCAACTAGTAATTGCCAGACAGCTGGGCAGCGCCGCCGGACGGCTCCTACCCTTCGGACATGTCCTTCGAGCCGAGCTTCCCCTACTCCTCCGTCGCCGTTGCCGCGCAGCGCGAGCCTGTCGCCAGGGCGCTGAGCAAATGCATGGCCATGGGCGTGCTGAGCCTCGTCGACCCCGAGGCCGGCGCCACCGACGATCTGAAGGCTGCTACCGCCACCATGGCAACGCCGGTCGTCTGGACGGCGGCCGACCTAGAAGCGGCTGGCCTGGTCAAGCTCTCCGCACACGGCTCCCGCGCGCTGACGTTCACCACCGGCGGCGTCACCCCCTCGGACGCGCCGGCTTCCGTGACCATCACGGGCAAGGACAGAGACGGGGCGCCGCTGACCGAAACGGTGCTGCTGAGCCAGGTGGCCGGCACCGTGCCGAGCCTCAAGTGCTTCAGCGGCGACGAGCCGACGCTGAGCTTTCCCTCCGCCGACGGCGTCGGTGCAACCATCGCCGTGGGCATCGCCGACAAGTTCGGCCTGCCGTGCAAGATCAAAAGCCGCGGTGGCTACCCGGTGCGCTTCGTCGAGCTCGCCGACGGGGACATCGTCTCAACTGGCGGCGCCTCCGCGACCGCCGTTAACCAAGCCGAGACGGCGACCAACCAAGCCGAGACGGCGACCAACCAGGCAACCACCATCGTGCGCCACGAGCCCTTCGCGGGCGTCGTGGCGCCGGCGACGGCGCTCGGGACCATAGACGAAGGCGCGGCCAGCGCCAGCGCCTCGACGCAGCCGGGACATCCGCAAACTCTGGACGTGGCCTTTGACGCCGGCTGGGAAGGCGGCGACATCACGATCACCGGCGTCGGCCCGAACGGTCTGGCGGTCAACGAGACCTACATCGCAAACCCCGGCGCGACAGTCACCGGCGCCAAGGCTTTTCTCAGCATCGACGCGAACGGGATCGTCAACAGTGCTCCGACCAGCACCGGCGACGCCGCCACCGTCCAGACCGGAACTGGCATCGGCATCGCGGCCGAGGGGACGTCCGTCTTCCTCAAGCTGACCGTCAACGGGGTGGCGGAGGCATTCAGCGCAACCGACACCACGAACAGGACGTTCGATCCCACCACGGCGCCCGACGGAACGAAGTTCTACGAGGTCTGGTACAGCGTCGACCACAACCACCTTCAGGATGCGCACAACCACCTTCAGGATGCGCACAACCACACCCAGAACGCACACTCGCACAGCGGCTCCGAGGCAACCGTCGCTTCCGTAACCGCCTCGCCGCCATACGGCGCCTACACGCCCACCACGGTGCCAGACGGCAGCGTCGACTTCGTGCTGGTGTTCGAGCAGGATCCACAGGTCTGATGGTGGTTCATCGCTATACGGGTCAGCATGTGCTGGCCCACTTCGACGCCAACCGGACGACGACGCCCGGGATCGATGGCGTCGTGGCTCTGCAGGCCGAGTTGCTCCGCGCAGTAGAGCACGTCGTAGCACTCCACTTCGAGCCATCAAATCAGCGGCCAGCCTGCTACTTGCGAGCAGCCGTCGTCGAGGCCGAATCGGCAGAAGAGCTAGCAAAGCGTATCCGAGCAACATGTCGCCGGAACGGCGTGGAATGCAGTTGTGAGATCGAAGGGGAGGCCGATGCCTGATCCCGAGCGCGCCATCTGGTGCGGCGGCGTCCGGCTGGACGCTTCCGCCGTCACCACCGAGGACGAGAAGCCGCTCATCTGGGTCCCCGTCGCGGAGACTGGCGCGTGGGAGGGCCACTCGGCTGGTGAGTTCGAGCTGACAGCCGAGATCTTCAAGCAACTGCAGACGAACCTGCGGCGCCACCCCTCCTACCGAGCCGAGCCGAAGCCGCCGGACGGCCGGGTGATCCAGTGGGATTTTCACCACGCGAGCGAGGAGCACTCTTCGTTTATCGCAGTGGAGGGAGCGCCGGCGCAGGGCTGGGTATACGACGTCGCGCTCGGCAGCGAGCTGCCGGTCGCGGAGCTGAGTGAGAAGGCAAGAGCCGGCCTCGCAGCGAAGCAGGCGCAAGGTGTCGAGACCTTTTGGACGCTGACCGAGTGGCTGCCCCGAGCGAAAGGCTACGTCGAGGACGGCTCCTACCAGTGGGCGAGCATCGCGATCTGGCCGGACACCACCGACCCGAAGACAGGTGAAAACATCGGCTGGTACATGTCCAGCGTCGCGCTCACCAACGATCCCTTCCTGCAGGGCATGCTGGAGCTGTCGATCGCCGCCATGCGCAGTGCGGCGCTCCAGCACCGCCACGTGCGGCTCTCGCTGCCTGTCTGCCTCTCAGATCTCCAGGTAGCACTCGAAGACGTCTACACCCTGTTCAGCTCCTGGGAGAGCTGCATGGCCAAGATGAAGGAGCAGGGGTACGACACCGAGAAGGCCGAAAAGGTGTGCGGCAGCATCTGCGGACAGCGCCTTACCTTCAGCTTCGATCAGTGCGTCAAGGACGTGATGGCGCAGGGCAAGAGCGAGGAAAGCGCTCAGAATATTTGCGGTGCGGCGCACCAGCAGAAGAGCGCCAAGCGCCGGCTCTACCGCTACTACGACCCCTGGGATGTTCCGATCACGACCGCGGATGCCTTCCAGCGGCTCAAGGACATCTTCGAGCTGGGCGAGCTTGCGTCAGTAGTCGACGTGGCCGGACAGCTCGCGAAGCTCAAGGCGTACGCTGCCGGTGAGACGCCACCGCCGGGCGTCGACGCCGCACAGTTGATCCAGCAGATCCGCCAGCTGCTACAGCTGGAGCTGCTGACGGATACCGAGACCATCCTCGCCAAGTGCGAGGAGCTGCTCGCCAAAGTTGCCGCTGAGCCGGCACCGGCCCTCACGAGAGAACCCATGCCTGATCCCGTTCCCACCTCCGACTCTCTGCTCATCGCGCTTGCCAAGCGTCTCGGTGTGCCCAGCACTCCGGCCGACGTGGAGCGCGTCATCTTCGAGCGCCTGCAAGCTGGCGAGGACGCGAAGATGAAGCTCCGCGAGCTATTCACGGCGCTCGGAGTGGAGGATCCCGAAGCCGCCGTCGCGCAGCTCGCCGACTGGTGCAAGAAGATCGCGCAGCTCGAAGAGCTGATCCCGGAGGTCGCGTCCCTGCGCACGACCCAGGCCGAGACGGAGGACGCGAGCCTCGAAGAGGACATGGCCATGGCCGCGCAGCGCCTCGGCCAGGGCTGGGAAACGGTCAAGGACGCGATCCGGGTTTTCCGCGGCGGCGAGATCAGGCTCGATCCGAAGGCCGAGGACTTTCCGAAGCAGCTCGCGGCGCGGCAAGCGGCGCGGAAACGCTTCCTCGAGAAGTTTCCCCGGCCGCCTGTCGGGCAAGAGCACCTGTTCACGAGCATCGCCACCGTGCCGAGCGCCAAGCCGGGGGCCCCAGCTGCCCCGCAGCAGCTCGCTCGTGCGCAGGTCGGCGCAGACGGCGTTCTGCGTCTCGTGGCTCCGGCGGCCGCTCCCGGTAACGTCCTCGCGCCGCCACCGCCGCCCGGCGACGGAGCGGTCGATCTGGCAGCTCTCCGCGCCGAGGTGGAAGGCTACGACGGCCCCAACCTCGGCGCCAAGTGCATCGCCTACGTTCAGGCTAAGGCCACGGCCGCAGGCAAACCCCTCTCCTTCGAGGCTGCCCACGAGAAGGGCAGCATCCTCGCGGGCCAGCTGACAGGCCGGCTCGCCGTCGCCTGATCCCGAGCAGTTCGAGCATCAATTATGGCAACCAGCTACGACCCTCGCGCCCGCGTCCCCGATCGGGGGGTGCGCGGCATGTACAACCCGAGCACCACGGTGACGATCCCGAAGGAGCGCTTCGTCTGCCCGGTCAGCTCCGGCGGTGAGCACATCCAGCTGCCGCCGGACACCGGAACCGTGCTGGCCGGCGTGACGATGCAGGACATCCCGCCGCTCACCTGGGGCGACGTGCAGACGACCGGCACCGCGCGAGTCGCGGCCGCCGGCGCGCTGGCGACGCCCGGGACCCAGGTCAACGGCGACACGGCCGGGAAGGCGCAAGCCGCCACCGCCGGTGCCGGCGCCAACTACGCCGTGGGCGGGCAAACCCGCTCCGTGGCCGGAGCCGCAAACGACGTCGTGGAGGTCGAGCTGCTCGGCCTCGGAACCCTGCAGCAAGGAGCATGAGATGCCTCCCCAGATGATTCAGCTGACGATGGCCGGAAACGGCGGCGGCCTGCCGGCGGGCACGATTCTTTCTTTTCCGGTCGATCACTGGCAGCAGTTCGACGAGCGGGGCTACAACGGCGCCGTTCAGGTGCAGCTGCCGAACGGCAAGACCGAGAGCCTGCGGCTTAGCCTTTCGCCGTCCGATGTCCACGCACCGGAGGAGCTGCCGAACTTCATCGCGGGCTACAGCGCCGGCCCCTACTGCGCCGACCAGGCCAGCCCCGTCATCCTGGTCGACCAGGTAAGCGACGAGTACCGGACGCACACCGACCACGCCTTCCGGCGCGTCGAGTGCAAGACGAGCCAACAGGGCGCCGTCGCAGAGGTCGACCCCGAGACGAGCCTGACGCCATACCGGACCGTCGTCCGCGCCTGTGGCAGCTTCATCCCGACTCGGACGGAGCAGGTCGGGACCAAGGGATTCAAGCCTCGGCAGGCGTCTGGCAAGCGCGTCAAACGCGTGCTGTCGGCCGACCGGGAGATCGACGTGTTCGGCCCAAACGGCGTCATCGGCAATCCGGCCAACTTCGATGCGGCTCTGCAGGACATCCTGCCGCCGCTCGAGCGTTGGGGTGATCTGGAAGGGAAAAACCCCGGCGCCAACGCCGATCCGCTGGCGGACCTCGACAACATCATCACCAACTCGTGGCAGGCGCCCACGGATATCTGGATGAACGGCCTGGTGGCCAGGGTGTTCATCAAGTTCCCGAAGGTGCTGGACCTCATCCGCGGCACCTACGGCGACCAGGCGCAGACGCAGCTGAACGCCGTGCGCGGCGCCGGCAAGACCATCGTCACCTTCGAGATCCTGGGCTACCCGCCCATCCACGTCTGCACTGCGAAGATCAAGTGGACGTCGACTGCGGCACCCACGTACATCCTCGGCAACCACGTGGTCCTCACCACCCGGCCCATGGGCCAGAACGGCGAGCTCGTCACCAGCATGATGGACGACGAGGAGATCGCCACCACCGTCACCTTCCGGATGCGCGAGGCGTCTGGCACCGGCTACAACACCCGCGAGTACTTCGTGGAGAGCCGGGGCCACCTCGGCGGCACCATGATCGTCGCCTCACAGGAGGACGTCGCCGTGGTCATCGCGCCCAACGTCGGCGGTTTCATCGGCGACGTGCTGCAGGCATAAGGAGGCAACGTGGCAGCCAGCATCATCGAGAAGAAAGCGGCGGACGCGCAGCGCAAGCGGGATGCTCGCGCCAAGGCGGCTGCCGCAGAGACGGCCGCGGCGGAAGCGGAGGCGGCGGAGAAAGCCGCCGTCGCAGCGGCCGAAAAGGCCGCCGCCATGAAGAAGCGCGCCGATGCGCGTGCCGAGGCCGAAGCGGCCGAAACCGACGCCTTCGAGCCGCCAACTCCGGAAGAAGCGGCTGGCTTCAAGGCATGGTGCGTCCGCAACACCATCACGCCGCCGGGGCCCAAGCTGGCGCGCCAGCTCTTCATGCGGTGGAAGCGAACCAACGGCAACGCAGCCGAGACCAGCGAGGCAGCGGCCAAAGAGGTCAAGCGGTGGACGGTGATCCACTCCTGCCGCTACTACGACCGGAGCGGGGAGCGTCGTCGGGCTCTGGCGGGCAAGCCCATCGACGACATCGATCCGAGGGACGCCGCGTCCTTGCGGCGCCGCGGCCACATCGAGCCTTACCAGGAGCCGAGCAAGCCCGGGCTGAGCCCGGTTGCGGCCACGGGGTGATCCCGTGGCGCACCTCATCGGCCAGAGCGACATCGAGGACGTCATCGGCGTCAAAAAGCTCGTTGAGCACGCCGATGACGACGGTGACGGCGTCGCCGATGCGAACGTGATCGAGAAGCTTCTCACCAAGGCCGACGACTACGCCCGCAACGCCCTCAAGCCCGGGTTCGGCACAATAGCTGCCATCGACGACCTCGTGTCACACGATGCGGCGATCCGCAACGACATCACGGAGCTGGCCATCGGTCTGCTCGGGCGGCGTCGGGAGCAGATGCTCGGCGAAGACGGCCAAAGCGCTTACGCCAAATGGTTCGATCCGGCGCACAAGCGGCTGGTGGCAATCGGCCGCGGCGCAGGGCGCTCGGCGGGCGAGGAGCAAGCTGGCCAGAACCAGCTTTTGCCGACGCGCATCGTGCCAGACGACCGGGAGCTGATGTTCGGCTCGCCCCAGGGCTCACCCTACCCGACGAGCGGGGGTTTCTGATGTGGAGTACTTCGACGTCAGCGTCGATGCCTCAGAGATCCTCGGCCTCATCGAGGTCTACGAGGAGCGCGGCGGCAATCTCGAGCCGGTCATGGCCGTCATCGCCGAGGACTTCGTCTCGGCCGTCAACGACGAGTACGACACGGAGGGTCGGGGCAAGTGGCCGCCGCACGCCGCAAGCACGTTGCGCAAGCGCCGCGCCGGCGGGAAAGGCGCTCGGCTCATGCAGGATACCGGCGTCCTCGCCGCATCCACCGAGCCGAACTACGGGCCAAACTTCGCCGAGGCAACGACGGGCGTCGAGTACATCGTTTTTCATCTTGACGGTGGCCCCATCATCCCGCAGCGGAATCCCTTCGACCTTGAGGAGGACGTCTTTGAGACGGCGGTAGACACGCTGCTCGAGTACGTCGTGGAGTAGCCATGGCAGCCATCTCACAGCCGAACGGCGTCGGTCAGCACCGGACCACCGAAGCACCCGCCGGAACGCAGAAGCTCATCAACACGGCGGTGACAGCCTGGCACGCCGCGTTCGCGGGCGGCGCCGGAGACTTCGATATCAGCGCCGGCTTCAGCCAACCGAATCCACTGGAGGCCGACCGCATCCCGGAGCTGCACCTCACCGCCGGCGGCACGCCGGGCACCTACACGATCACCGGCACCTGGAACGGCCGAGCCCGCACCGCCGAGCTTGAAACTGTCGCCGATGCCACCGTCCGCGCGGACGAGCCATTCGACGAGATCACCCGCTTCCAGGGCCCCGATCCCGGCGCTGGCAAGGCGGTCACGCTGAACAAGGGCGACAGCTACTTCAGTCCGCCGACGCGCTGGATCTGGACTGGTGAAGCCGGCGGTGTCATCGGCGTCCAGCTGAAGGACGAGCCCGCCGCGAACCTCAAAGCGGTGACGCTGCCGGCGTCTCTCGACTGGCATCGAGCAGCTGTCAGGGTGCGGGCGAACGACGGCAGCGCGCTCGCCACCACGCTCACCAAGCCGATGGCTGTCTGGTAATGACGGGCGACACCTTTAAGATCCTCCGCTACCTGATGGGGATCCTGCGGCCCCTCACCGGTGACATCGCCCGCGGCGCCGTTCGCGCCGCCGCGGTGACTGGCCAGATCACGGTGCCGAAGAGCAGCTTTCTGATCCCGGTCATCGAAAGCGCCGTCGGTGGCCGGCAGCTTGTCCGGGACCTCGTCTACCGGACCACCGAGGAGACGGTGGTGCCGGCGTCGGGCGCCCTGATCCCCGTTGCCAGCCTTCTCGGGGGCAAGCGTCACAACCTGCCGAGCGGCGCCACGATGCGCTGGGATCCGCCTCTGCTCGGTTTGCAGCCGATCGTCACGCTCGAAGGCAACCTCGTCGACGGAGCAGACGCCGAGCTGACAAGCCCCGGCGGCGTCGCTCGGATCCTGCCGAGCGACAGCTCGCTGCCGAGCGTGATCGAGCTGGTGAAGACACACGCCGATCAGCTGCCGGCAATCCTCGTGAGCAACGCGGGCTTTGACGCCTCTGACTGGAACCTCGGCAGCGACTTCGCCACCGCGGACCGCTGGCTGATCTACGTCTGCGTCGGGACGAAGGTCACGGGCGATATCGCCGAGGTGAAGCAGGGCCTCGATATCCAGGACGCGATCCGGGGCCTGCTGAGCATGCGCACGTCGTTCTATGGCGACGTCTTCAGCGACCCGATCGAGGTGCGCAGCGGCCGATTCTTGGGCAACGTCCGCGGCTTCCCCTTCAGGATCTACGAGACCCGCGCGGTGACCGGCTACCGAGACTGCCGCGTCGAGCACCGCGCCGTCGAGGGAGTCGGGGACTACAGCCGCTGGCTCAAGACGTCTTGGGCGTTCCTGGTCGGCACGCCGTCGCCGCTGCCGGTGGTACGCGGCGCCGTCTATCCCCAGGGCCAGAGCTTCTCCACGGCGTTCGACGCGGACGCCTTCACGAGCGGGGGAGGAGATTGACCGCTTTACGATTCCCGCCGATTCCCGCCGATTCCCGCCGCGGCGTGAATTGACGCCGCAACACCCGTTACCCAGGAGCCCCATTTAATGACGATTTGGACCGAAGGACCCACGAACAGCTGGAAGCCCGACGACGGCGAGGAGATCCGTTTTGCCGTGTTGCGGATCGTGGAGCGCGTACCCGTGAAGGGTTGGTATGTCAGGCACTACGAGCTGGCACTCTTCTTCTTCAACTCGGACAAGCAGGAGCCGGGCATCGACCCCGTCCAGTACCCGGACAACCTCAACAAGTTCTGCGACAGCTACCTCGATCATGAGCGCAACGGCATTCTCACGCTCGTGACGCGGGGCGCGCGGCGCTGTCGCTTCATTCGCTACGAGCGAATTGAGGATCAGGACGTCCGCGACGCCGCCGCTGTCACGGCTTGGTTCATGGAGCTGCCGGAGGAGAAAACCGATGCGCGCCCCCGGCGACCTGCCTCTTAGTCCACGGTGGCCGTTCAAGGCCACCGCTCGGACTCGAACCGGGATCTCCGGGGCTCGAACCAGGCTGGCACGCTCGGCGCGCGCCGTCAACAGTCCCCTCTACCCAGATGCGGTAGCATCGGACGAGCTGCCGTGGACTGGCTTCCCGGCCTTCCGCGGCTCTGTCTATCCAGGAGCTTTGAGCCATGGCTGAGCTGCAGCTGGTGTGGGCCTTCGGCGTGGGAGCCATTTTCGGCGCGGCGCTCGTCTACGCGGACACGCGGCAGCCCGTCGCCGAAAATCCGCACCGAGAGTGTGGCCGCTGCGGCCGGCCCCCGACCGCCGAGGGACACGATGCCTACCTCGGCACGCTACCCGGGGTCATGAACGCGTGCTGCGGACACGGTCAAGCCAACGAGGCGTACGTGCAAAGAGAGGACGGCAGCTCCTATTCCGGCGAGGCAGCTATCGCATTCCAAGCTCGAGAGTCAGTGCCAGCCGGAGGCGACGATGGCTGACGTTGAACGGAGCCTCGCCGACATCCTGGCCGACCTGGCCGACAACTCGGACTGGGCGATCGACGCGCCTCAGGTCCGGCAAAGCGTGATCAGCGCACTCGGCGGCTACGGCCAGCTGTCTGTGGTGAACGGCACGACGCCGCAGACGCTTGACGGCAGCGTTCAAAAGCTCACCGGGTTCACCGGCGCCCTGCCAGCGGACCCGAACGGCAACGTTGTGCCGAACGTGCTCAACCAGCACATGACCGTCGCGGTGGCGGGCGTCTACCAGGCGCACCTCAACGTTCAGCACTCCGTCGGCGCCAGCGTCAAGGCGGAGCTGGGGGTCGCGGTGGACGGAACGCCGACCGTCATCCGCATGGAGCGAGACATCGACGTGCCCCGGATCGGCGAGCACTGCTCCGGCATGATCGAGGTCACGGCTGGGCAGGCCGTTTCTGCCTATGTGAAACTTCTCTCAGGTGCCGGCACGATCACGGTGAAGCACGGCACCCTCTGGATCAAGCGAGCTGGGTGATGACCGAAAAAAGCGGCGGCGGAAAGAGCGGCGAGATTTTTGATGTGGAGACGGCCTGGCAGAAATTGGTCACAGCGCGGAAAGCGCGGATCGCTCGCGAGGAGGAAGAGGGGCCAGACCCAGATAGCCCTACCTGTACCGGCCTAACGGTGGCATCATGACCGAGCCTGCCTCCCACCCCTTCGTCAAGTACGTCAGCGCCGTCACCGGCCATCACGTCGAGCGCTACGGCACCGGCACTGTCATCGGCGGGCGCCGACAGCCAGCGCCCGCCGGGACCGGTAGCCTCGACAGAAACGCCGTCTCGCTGGAGGAGCTGCTCAGCCAGCGGGGCGCCGGCAAGCTCGAGATCGACGAGAGCGCCATCGTGACCCTGACCGCCGACGAGTGGGCGAAGCACTGGCAAGCCTACGAACGAGCGCTTCGCAAAGGCGCGCTGCGGGAGCGAAAGCCCGCCGAGTACTGGGAGAAAGTCGATGCGGAGCAGCGGCTTGCTGACGCTGTGAAGGCACTGGAAGCCGTCGCGCCCGGCGCTGCCGCCAAGCTCGCCGAGCTGACGGAGGACAGCATCAGAGCCGCGCTGGACGCTGTGACGGCGGCCGAAGAAGGCGCCGCGCCTGTGGACCTCGGCGGCTCGGCACCGCCAGCGGGAATGCTGCCGGCTGTCGCCGAGCCGCTTCGTGGTCTGGACGAGGGGATGAGAGCGGCGCTGCCGCGGCTGGAGGACGAGCATGGTTGAGGTCGCTGTTGCGCCGAGCGTGCGCAGTCCGTTCTTCTACCTCCGGGTGAACCTCGCGGCGGGCGATACGTCGCCCGGCACTGCGGCGCTTCGCGCGCTGCTCATCTGTCCAAAGGCGGCCAGCGGGACGATCACGCCGGACACACAGGTGGCCGAGTCGGTGGCTGGGGAGGCGGCGGTCTCAACGCTGCTCGGAGCCGGCACGCCGGGCCATCTGGCCGCCAAAGCCGCCTTCGTCGAAGAAGGCTTGATGCAGCTCGACGTCGTGGCGCCGACGGCCAGCGCCGGCGTACAGGCCACCGGGACGATCCCTTTCGCTGGCGGCCCACCAACCGCCACCTGGGTGATTGACACGGTCATCTGCGGCCGGCCGATCCAGAGCCAGTGGCTCGCGGGGCAGACGTTCGGCGACGCCGCCGACGCTCACGCCGCCGCCATCAACCAGCAGACGACGGACCTGCCGGTCACCGCGACGGCGCTCGCGGGCGCCGTCACCATCACCTTCAAGGTTCCCGGCGCCTGGGGGAACGACTGCCTCTACAAAGTCACGTCCACCGGCGGCGCCGGCGGCACGCCGCCCAACGTGGCCCTAACGAGCATGACCGGCGGCACGCTCGAGCCGACGATCACGACCGCACTCGCCTCCGTCGCACGGAAAGAATACGACCTCATCTACCTCGCAGTCTCCAACGCCGACGCGGCCGCCGCCTCCACCACGAGCGGCCCCGGCCGGCTGAAGACTCACATCGCTGGTCTCGACAGCGGCCGGCGAGCGAAGCTGCAGCAGGCGATCATCGCGACCACCGGGACGCTATCCGCCGCCAAGGTGGGCGCCGACCAGCACAACTTCGCTCCGTTCGAGTACCTGCACAGCGAGGACGGCCAGAGCCTGCCGGCGGAGTGGGGCGGCGCAGAGCTCGGCAGCCGCATCCGCGAGGAGACGGTCCGGCCGAACACGAACCGCGCCGAGATGCCCTACCGTGCCACGCTCTACGGTCCGGCCAACCTGACGGCGGACGCGCTCACAGACATCGAGGTCGAAAGCGCGCTTCAGAGCGGGGTCACGCCCGTGGTCTACGACTCGACCGACACACCGGCGCCAGCGCGGCCGATCACCACCTACTACAAGGACGCGGCGGGCGCTCCGGACGATCGGGTGCTGGACGTGCCAGTCGTGTCCGGCGTCTACGCATACGCGAAGCACCTCCGGACGGCGTTGCCTCGGAAGTATCGGGGGGTTTCGGTGGTCCCCAACCAGCCGCCCGGCTCCGAGCCGCTGCCGGACGGGGTTATCGAGGTCGGAGAGATCGAGGCAGAGGTCATCAGCCTCACGCTCGACTACATCGCCCTCGGCGTGGTCGACCGGACGACGTGGGAGACGAAGCTCGCGAACGGCCAGATCGTTGTCCGCATCAACCCCCAGGACAGCACTCAGGTCGACGTCGAGGTGCCAACGGCCATCGTGCCGATCCTGGCCAAGCTGGGCGTCGTCGTCAATCAGGTCGGAGTGGTGAGGTAAGCTCATGGATCTGCACGCAGAAGGCCAGCTCTCGATCAACGGGACCCCCACTAAAAAGGCTTCCGAGGCATCGTTCCGCGCGACGAACGGCGCCAACCTGCGGCAGGCGCTAAACAACTCGCAGGCCACCGGCATCGCCTTCGGTCCTGTGGAGGTCACGTTCAGCATGACCGCGGAGGTGCCCGAACAGGGCGCCGAGTACAACATGATCCGCGCCGTCGTCAACCGGGAGCGCGGCTCGTGGCGCTTCAAGGACTCAGGCGACCGGTACACCGTCGAAGGCGCGCTCGGAGAGGCAGAGTGGCGGACGTCAAAGGCAGACGGGGTCGTGACCCTCACTGGCAGCGGCGTCGGCATCCTCAAGCTCACCTGATCCCGGACGCCTGCTGCTGATACGCTAGCAGGCATGAAGAAACCGAAGCCATGGCAGCGAGGCGAGGACATCGCTGCCTTTTTCCGCGGCAAATCGGCCGCGGAGCTGGACATCATCGAGCATGGCGGGCAGGCGTTCTACAGTGAACGGCTACGCCGAAAAAGCCCGCAGGACGGCCAAGCCGAGCATGTCAAGCTTCGCGTCCGCGCCGTCGGCGCCCTCGATAAGGCGCGAGCTCGGCTGCAAGCGCTGATCTGGGCACGCAAGCTCGCCGTTGAGGAGGGCTACAAGGTGCCGGAGGTGCTCACGATCGCGGAGGCAGAGGCGATCTACGGCGCCAGCTACTTCGACTGGCTCGACACGCTCTGCATTATCTCTCAGGTGGCGGTCGAGCATGACCAGCCGGCTGAGCCCTTCTTCATGGCAGAGATGCTGGCCAAAAACTACACAGAGGCGTCCCTGTCGGCCTTGTGGGAGGCGATCTGCTTCTACACCAACCACGAGGACATTCGCGCCGACGACCTGGACGAGGAGCAGTTCGTGGCGACGGTGCTCGCAATCGACAGAACGCGAGGTGTCCTCCCTTTACTCGCGCTCGGTGGCGGCTGTCGCGACCGATTTGTGACTTCTATGGCAAGTCGGCTTGCGAACTTTCTGACGCCCAAGTCATCCTCGCCGTCCACCGGGAAATCGACAGCCAGCCTACCCACGACCTGAAGATCCAGAAGCTGCGTGAGCTCAGAGCCGTGATGTTCGGAAAGCGCCTCTTCGATGGCTGATAAGACCGCCACCGTCCGTTTCGACGTCAAAGGAGACGGCTTCCGCTCTGGGATGAACCAGGCGAAGCAGCAGGTAGTCCGCGGTTCCAAGGAGATGGGCGCGGCCCTGCAAAGTGGGATGAACGCCGGCGCCAAGGCCGGCGTCGACAGCATCCGGAGCATGCTCGGTGCCATCAAGACAGCGGCGCTCAGCCTCGGCGGGCTCTTTGGCGGGCTGGGCATGGCTGAGCTGGTACGCGGCTCGATCGATAGCCGGAAGCAGTTCCGCAACCTCTCCGCGGCCATCGAGGCGGGCAGCGGGCGGATCATCAAGTGGCAGACGCTGCAGCAGCAAAGCCGGATGATCGCCAACAGGTGGGGCCAGGACAACGAGCGGCTCGGCCAGAGCTTCTCCGACATGTTCACGGGCACGAAGGACCTAAACTTCACCGCCAACTCACTCGAGACCATTGCCATCGCCGCCCGGGGTACCGGGGCTGAGGTCGAAGGTCTCAGCAAGATTGCCGGCGTCCTGAATCAGAAATTCGGGATCACCGCTCGCGAGCTGCCGGACGCCATGGCAGACGTCATTGGCGCGGCGCAGGCCATGGGCCCCGGTGGACTCGAGAAGCTCGCCGATGACTTCGGCGAGATCGGCGGTAAGGCCAAGAGCCTCGGTCTCCAAGGGTCGAGTGGCATGAAGCAGATGCTCGGCTGGCTCGCCGTCGCTCAGCGGGAAACAGGCCGGTTTGAGCAGGCGATGACGGCTCTGCCGCAGATCTTCGACCAGATTCTGGAGCGGACGGGCAAGGGTGGCGTGCTCACCTCCGGCGGGAAGCTACCGATCACGATCCAGACGCTCGACCAGCAGGGGCGGCCGCGCTCGCCGGCGGACATCGTCGCCGACATCATCAGCAAGACCGGCGGACAAGCCGAGGCGCTGGGCGAGTTCGGCTTTGGCGGCGAGGGCTTGCAGACGATCATGGCTCTCGCCAAGGACTTCCAGGCCGAGATGAAGACGACAGGCGGCGACATCGACGCCGCCCGCGCCGCCGTCGCCCGAGCGCTGGAAGACGCCGCGACCAGCTCGATGGATTGGAGCCGTATCCAGGCACGCGCCGCGGAGGCGATGAAGGATCCGGAGGCCAACATCACGACCGCCATCAACAAGATGAAGGAGTCGTTCGAGGATCCTGCCATGCAAGACGCCATCGGCAAGCTCGCAGAGAATCTGCCCACGCTGGCCGAGGCCGTCGCAAATGCGGTGGAGTTCATCACCAAAAACCCCATCATGTCAGCCGGCGTGCTTATGGGCGGCGCCTCCTTGCGCGGTGGACTCGGCGCCGGTATGGGCGGTCTCGCTGGCGCATTCGATCAGGGGGGCAAGACGGCTGCCGGTGCCATCGAGCAAGCCTTGCAGTCGGGCGGCGCAACGGCGGCCGACTCGATCAAAAAAAGCCTCGGCGGCCTGCTCGGGGGCGCCGCGCCGGCGCTGGCAGTGGGAGGTGTCACAGCCGCGGTCGACCAGGCATCAAAGCTCATCGAGGACATCGATGAAATGGAGAAGGATGCACAACGGCAGCGGGAGGAGGCGCTCGCGAACGCGGAACGCCAGGGTGATAAGTATGCCACCAGACAGGTGTCGCTGGCCGAGCGGTTGCTGAGCGGCGAGAAGGGCCGACCGGAAGACGTGTTCGCGGGCGAGACTGAGCGCATCATGCGCGACCCGAAGACGGGCAAGGCCATCGCTGTGCCAGAGATCAAGCGCGTTGCGGCTGAGGAACGGGTCAAATACCGCATCACGTCCGGCTACAGCGCCGAAGATCAGCGGCGCATAGCTCAGGGTCTGGACCCACTCGGTGAGAGGTTTGCGGAATCAGAAGGACTGCGCGGCAGTCATGGCTTTGCATCACGCGCCGAAGCGGAGAGGTGGGGGCTTTATGGCGGCGAGATGCAACAGAGGGCGGAATCGATGGCGCCAAAGGGTTTCGACTGGGACGCCTTCGACAAGCGCATGGCGCAGGAAAAAGCCGGCGGAGCGGCCAAGCCATCCCAGCAGATGGATCAGCTCCGCGCGGCCGTTGAGGCGGGGCCAAAGCGCACACTACGCGTCGAGCTGACGAACGCCGATGCCATAGGGGAAGCCGTCGCCTCGCGCGGCGGCGCGAAGCCGGGCACGCCGCCGGCGGCCGGTTACACGGGAGGCTGAGATGGCAGACGACCTATTCAGCGCTGGACCGACGAACAGCTGGCAGCCTGACGGCGGCCCAAGGGTGACCTTCGCGGTCGAGACGATTCGGGAGCGCCATGTCAACCGGCTCGCTCCGCACAAGCGCTACAACCGACCGGGGGCTCGCATCGACAACACGGGCTCCGACCCGAAGTTCTACGAGCTCGCCCTCTTCTTCTTTAACGACACGAAGCAGGAGGCGGGCATAGACGGCGCCACACAGTATCCCGACAACCTCAACAGCTTCTGCGGCAGCTTCGACTCGCAGGAAACGGGGACCCTCACCCTCGTCACTCGCGGCCCCATCCGCTGCAAGGCCGAGAGCTACGAGCGCACCGAGACCAAGGACCTCCGTGACTGCGCCGCCGTCACAGCCGTGTTTTTGGCCGACAACGAGGACGACAGCTCCGTCGCCGACTTCCACGCCCCGAGCGCCAAGAGCATCGCGGAGTCCCTCGCCTACGCGGCGATAGCGGCCTGCGAGGACGCGGGCGTCACGAGCGCCAACCTCATCGGCATCGGCGAGCTGACGGCGCAGCTCGTCGGCTACGCCAACTTCCCGGGCAACTTCGTCGGGGAGTACGAGCAGCTCGGCAACCAGATCGTCTCCTCGATCGCCAAGGTGGAGGAGGAGTTCGCCAAGAGCGCGGCCGATGCGACGAACGACGGCGAGACGCTGCTCACGCAGCCGGAGAAGAGCCGGGGCTTGCGAGCGCTGCGGCGGCTCGCCGACGTCATTCCCCGCATCGGCGCCGAGCAGACGGAGGACGCCGATCGCATTATCAGCGTCACATATGACGACGCCGTGACGATCTTCGATGTGGCCGTCCGCGTGAGCCAAGATGCGGGCGAGCTGCTGGCGCTCAACCGGCAGCTTCCGGATCCGCTGCTGATCCCGCCGCGCACGCCGGTGTTCGTGCGGGATACTCAGGTGGCAGCGGCTTAGCGCCGCTCGGACTCAAGTTGCTGGCACGCCTCGGCGAGCGCGGGCAAGTGCTCGCCAAGCTTGCGCATTGCCTCAACCGTCTCTGGATTGGCGAATGCGTCCCGAGTGCGAAGGCGAGCGACTCCGGCGGCCCGAGCCGGCAAGCGCGCGCGACGCGCTGGCACCAATCGTCCGAGTGCCGCCGCAGCAGATCCCTCAAGTCGGCGCCGCGTTGCGCGTAGACCGTCAGCACCTGCCGGACGATGACCGAGCCGAGCCGCTGCCGGCGGCCGTGGTCGGGATGCCAAGCCCACCAGGGCCAGCGGTGCCGGTCCTTCCCGGCCAGCGGCGCGTACCGCGCCCTCTCGTGCTCCGAGGCGAAGCGCCAGCTCTTCAGGTCGCCAGGCAGCGCCTCGACGACGCGCCGTGCGAGGTAGCTGTCGGGTGCTCCCATGGCGTTCACCTGCGAGCTGGTCGCTGGCAGCGTAGCAGCTGCTGCACGGCGTCCCATAGCTCACGCTCCGTTCCGGCTCGATCGGGTCTCTCGTGGTCGAACCACCATGACCACGCCTTGTCGACCACGTTCTGCTCCGCCGCCGCTTCTTCCGCCACGGAGGGCGTTGGTAATGCACGCGATGCAGCGCCGCCGAATTGGTTGATAAAAGCATGCCGTAAATTCTCGGCAGCCATAGCCGATGCCGTGGCCAAGGACGCAGCTTGCCTTGATCGCCGCCGCAGTCTGTAGCGCGTGGTTTCTCTTGAGCCAGGGCGACCTGACTTGTAGGCGACGCGCTCCACCGCTCCAGCGTCCACGAGAGAATAAAGCACGCCTCGGACGGTGCCGCCGTGGCTAACCACTTTGCGATATAGCTCTGTGAGCACCAGGCCATCGGGGGCATCTCGGAGGGCCTGTTCGATGTCCCTCTTCACCCGGCTGATGGTGCTGGGCAGCGCTCTCGAAAATCTGGTCATTTTGGGCATCACGCCACCTCGGTCTCGGCGATCCAGAAGTCGGGCGGGCCGAAGTCCTTGACGCCGGCGGCGGCGACCGCTGCAACAACGCGGCTCCAGCCGTCCACCGCCGCGTCGTAGCGCTCGCTGTAGGTCACCGGGATGGCGGACACCTGCACCGTTGCGAGGAACGGCACGCCGTCCCTGCCGCTCGCGCCCACGGCCAGCCAGAAGCCGGCCAGGTGATACGGCTTTTCGGCATCGATGTAGGCGAGGTAGGCACCGATGCGACTCAGCTCGTCGTCGAGGTCGCTGTAAAGCTCGTCGTCCTCGTCGTTCAGGTTCTCGATCTTCGCTCCGAAGAGCACCCCATGCGTCATCTGTCCCATGGCTAGCTGGCTAGCAAAGGCTAGCTGGCTAGTCAAGCCTCGTGTGGGCCGCGACGCGCCGCCGCGCTACCATGAGCCATGGCAAGCCGCCGTCCCGATGTCATCCGCCTCCAGACGCCTGCCGGCTTCATCGCTGGCTTCGAGTCCCTCGAGGTGGTGAACGACATCGCTGGCATCTCTGAGGCGATCATCCGCTTCGGCGACGATCGCAGCTGGGGCTACCTCGTGCCGCTCATTTCTCCAGGGAACGAGATCACCGTTTTTTTGAACCAGCGGCCGCGGCTGAAGGGCCGCGTCGAGATCACGGAGCCGACCGCCGAGGTGGGCAGCGGCACCGTCTTTCAGCTGAACGTGCGGACCAAGAAGGCGGACGCCCACGTCGCCAGCGCCGAGCCGGTCACCGTACAGGACGTCAGCGTCGCCGACTTCGGGATTTCGCTTTACGAGCAGATTGGTCTGACCAGGGCCAACTTTCGTTTCGCCGAGTTCGCCGACCGGGACCTGATGACCGGCAAGGCCGGCGGCGCCGCTCCGCCGCTCGACTTCGAGACGATCAAGCCCGACCAGGCGAAGGTTCAGCCGCCGGAGACGATCGCCGACTGCTTCGAGCGGCACCTCCGCCGCTTCCGCGCGACCCACTGGGACGGGCCGACGGGCGAGATCCTGGTCGGCCGTCCGGACGACACGCAGCCGCCGCTCTACCGGCTGCAGTGCAAGCGCGGGCCGACCGCCAAGGCGAACAACGTGCTCAGCTGCCGCCGGATCATCGACTGGTCCGAGGTCCCCAGCCAGGTCACCGTCTACGGCCAGACGCACGGCAGGGACGTGGCTAGCTCCCAGTTCAAGGCCGTCGCCGTCAACGACGTCGTGGCGGACGTGGCGGCGCGGACGGGGCACTTCCGGCGCAACGTCATCGTTCAGGACCAGCAGGCGAAGAGCATCGAGGAAGCGCAGCGGACGGCCACCCGCGAGCTCTCCGCCCGCCGCCGGCGGCAGGACGCCTGGGAGCTGACGGTGGACGGCTGGAGCTACTGGAACGGCAACGAGCAGATCAACTGGGCAAACAACACCACCGTCGACATCGACGTCGAGCCGCTCGGCGGTCCCGTCGGCCGCTTCCTGATCGTCCGGGTACAGCTGCGGCTCACGCTTGACGGCGCTGCCGTGACGGTGATCACGGTGGTGGCGCCGGGGATCTGGGTGCTGTAGTCGCAGCCCGCGGAATCGAACCGCGACACTTCCCCACCTAAGAAGGACAGTGCCAAGCGCCAAATGCAGGCGCCTCCAGGACTGCGTGTTGCGCGAGATGAAGGCCAGGCCCTGGTGCCGACACTACTCGATGCCGTGTCCGTCGCGCAGATGATCCGTAGCAGGACTCGGCCTGCTAGTCAACTAGCGTTGCCCGTGAAACGCTAGCGTGCTAGTCAGCCGTATGGCATGCAGATACCCAAACCCCTGCGATTGCTTTATTTGCAGGCCCGACGGCCTACTTGCCGCGGCGCGGCGCCGGCCCACGCCAGGACAAGACCCCGTGGCGGATATGGCCGAGCCGGTGACGTTCGCCGCGCAACCGCCGGACTGGGCGAGTCAGAGCGACGACCCGCTCGCCGACCTTGCAGCGGCGGAGGGTCGGCTTGGCCCGGCACCGCGACCGATCATCGTGCCACGCGCCTTCGCCGACGAGCATGGCGCGGCGCTGCAGCGGCTCGGCGCCGAGCTGGTCAGCATCGACGGGATGCCCTATCAGCCGCCCGCGAAAAGCGAGGAAGAGATCGCTGAGCAGATCGCTGGCTACGAGCGCGGCGTGCAAGCGACCACAGCGCAGCTGCTTGACGTCTTCAGCCAGCTCGTCATCGCGGTCGCGCCAGCGCGGACCAGCTAGCCTGTACCCGGCCTCGTAGCCTGGTGTGCTCATGCTAGCTGCACACCGGCCGAGTCGCGCCTCAGCGGACAGGCCGGCAGCGAGGCAGCTCCTAACATAGGTTGCTAGCAGGACGCTCCGCCGCCGTCAACGTGGTAGACTCGGCGCATGTCAGCAGGCAACCGGATGATCGAGCTGGGCCGCGTGCTCGCGACCAGCGTTACGCCCACGAACCGAGCGATCCTCGGCAACATCGGCTCCCTCGGCGACGATAATACCGGCGATCAGGGCGATATTGGCAACGATGAGCGCTTTTTCACCCATCCCGTCTACTGCCGGCCGCTCGGCCACGTGAAGGAGGAGGACGCCACGCCGCTCAACCCGGCGGGCGTCTGCGAGTCGGTCATCATCCGATCGGCGGACGAGGTCTATCCCATCGGCTACCGCGACCTGCGCCTCAGCCGGCTGGTGAACCCGATCGAAGGCGAGGTGGGGATCGTCGGCTACCAGGGCGGTTTCATCAGCCTGCGGCCGAACGCGGACGGCGACGGGACGAACTTCCTGCTCTACGGCGCCCGACGGGGAACTGACGGCGAGGTGGAGGCGGCCAGCTCGATCGCCATCGACTCGACCAGCTCTCAGAGGCAGATCCTGCTTCAGCACGAGCTCGGCCAGACGCTCACGCTGAACAAGGACGGGGGCGTCGTCATGGCCAACGCCGCCAACGACGCTTGGCTTGAGGTGAATCCGGACGGGATCTCGCTGAACGGCAACACCGCGATCACCGGCGCCGTCCGCGAGGTGACGGTGGGCGATCCGCTGTCGGCGCAGAACGTGGCGCTGGCGCCGGACCTGATCACCTTCGTCCAGAACGCCGGCCCGACCTTGACGGCTCTCATGACGGCCGTCAACGTGCTGGCGCCGGGGACGTTTACCCCTGCGCAGATCACGGCCATGGCCAACGCCTTCGCGCCGTACGTGGCCGCGACAACCGTCCAGTCGACGATCCTCAAGGCATCGCCCTTCCTGCCATCGCCGTGAGCAGCTGCGCCTTCCCGCCGATCCAGCCGCCAGGCTTCGCGCCGCCGGGCTTGCCCGGCGTGCCGGCGCTTCCGCCGACGCCGACGCCGCCTGACTACCCCGGCCTGCCATTCCCACCGATCCAGCCGCCAGGCTTCGCGCCGCCGGGCTTGCCCGGCGTGCCGGCGCTTCCGCCGCAGCCGACGCTGGACTGTCCGCTTGACGCGCCGTGAGAACGGCAGCACCTTCTCGCCATGCGCAAGCTCGCTCCGTTCCTCCTCCTTGCTCTCCTCCTTCCGCTGATCGCCGCCTGGGACTTCGGCATCGAGCACCGGCACCAGCCGCTGCTGCTCGGCGACGCTACAGGCTGGGAGCACGACCGCGCTACCCTCGTCCAGACCGGGACGGGGCAGGTATGGCTCGAGCTGCCGCAGCTCTACGACGGCGAGACGCTCGGCTACGTCGAGGTACGTTACCAGGGCGGCGCCGGCCACACGAGCAATCCGGTCGGTCTCGGGATCGTGACGCCGCGGCTCGACGTCTACCACGTCGACCGCGACGGCAAGGAGACGAAGCTCTGCTGGGGGCAGGACGATCCGCATCAGAGCCCGGCCGCCTACGAGCAGCCGCACAGCGTCTACGCCACCGGCTGCGAGCACGCCGTGGACCCCGCGAGCGGCCGCATCGTGGCGCGGTGGTCAGGCGAGTTTACGGAGGGGTGGTACGACGGTGGACCAGCTGACTTTCACCTCGGTGCTAAGGTACTGTCGATCACGACCGTGACATACTAGCTCGAAGCCCATCATGAGGTACTCGACGCCGGGGACCGGGTAGCCACAGCACTGCGGTCGGTTGACGCCGCCCATCAGCATCCGCGCAGATTGCCGCAGAAGCTGGTCGTAGCTGGGTCCGCCGCCTGGCCGGTTGTCCTCCGCCGCGCGGGGACCTAGGACGCGGTCGCACCGGCTGCACCGCCACGCCGGCGCCACCACGGAGGACGTCTCGCCTTCGCCGATTCCCCAGTCAGCGAAGAGCCACCACCGGTAGGGGTTTCTCAAGTCGGCGGGATAATGCTGCCGGGCCGCGTGTAGCTGCCGTGGCGATGGTCGCTTCGGATGCGTCTGAGCGTAGAGCTTCAGCGAATCCCGAGGCGATAGCACCGTGTACCGCGTGCCGCTCGGCGTCAGGACCTTGTAGCTCATGGGTTTCGGATCCGGTTGTCGGCGCGGCCTGGCCGACTCGTGCGGAACGTCAGCTCGACGCACGGCTCCCGCCACTCGTCGCCGTGGCCGTTGTTGCCGAGCTTGACGAAGCGGCCGGTCTTAGGCCGGCGGAAGCCAAAGGCGCAGCTATGTCGGGAGTGCCAGGACCAGAACAGCTCTAGGCCGAGCAGCTTGTGCTCGTGCATGTCGAACGCCCAGCGACGAAGCTCCTCGTGCCATACTTGCCATGGCCAGCCGTCCCTGGTGGTAATCGCCAGATCCAGGAATGGCTCGCGCAGCAGGTCGCCCCGGTGGCCTAGCCTGACTCGCCGGATGCCGACGGCTCCGCCGTGGCCGTCATGCCAGAACCAGTACAGCTCATGAGGGCCAAGCTGGTACTCGTGATTGTCCCAGCCCCAACGGCGCAGCCGCTCACGCCAGCTCATGGCACCCGACTCTGTACTTTCGCAGCTCGGCCTTCTCCTCGTCTGTCAGATCCGGCAACTCAAAGCCCCATCGATCAAGCAACCGTTTCATGGCCACCTCGTCAGCTGGACATCGTCCGGCACTCGTGCCTTGCTCCGGGCGAGCGGATGCTTCGGGCTTCCGTCGCTGTTCTTGCCGAGGCACCACAGCTCGCGGCGCTCGTCTCGGCGCAGCGGCGCGGCTAGCCGCTGGCGGATCGACTCGCCGCGCTCAAGCGTCCACGGCTGCAGCAGTGCGCCCCAGGCTGCCACCACAAGCTCGGCTGACTGCGCGGCTCGCAGGACGTGGTAGTCATTGTGGACGCCCACAGCGGCCAGCAGACCGCGCTGCTTGATGGTCCGCTCGACCACCGCCGGATCGGTGGCTCGGAGAGCGAAGAGATTGACGACGATCAGGCTGCCGAATCCCCACCGGCGGCTGAAGCGGATGCAACGGCGGATCGTTGGATCGTCTTGCTCCGCGTCCGCGGTGGATGGATTGCACATGATCCAGCAGACGACCGGCCCGCCGCCGCCGCACGGTCGCACGAGGGTCCAGCGGTAGCGTCCGCAGCCGCTGATCCCGGCACCGTAGCCGACGGCGAGCGTGAGCTGCTGTGTCACGACCGCCGCCGCTCCCGGAGAGCAAGTTCGATTTTGGCGTGTGCGGCGTCGGCATCATGTCGGCTTCGGATGCCACCTAGTAGCGTGGCGTAGTCAGCCTCTGCCGGCGCGGCGTGGCCGCTCGCGAGCACGTCCTCTGGCTTCAGCCGCACCAGCAGTTGGGCGCACAGCTCCGTCGCTCCTTCGCGTCCCAGCTCTGTGATGAGGCGCTGTGCGGTGGTCTCGGGGTCCGTGACGAGGTCCGTGGGCGTCTGGCCTTCGAGGTGGAGACTCACCTCGAAGGCTGCTAGGTGGCAGTCATCGCATGCATCTGACAAGCGCTCGTGACAGACCAGCTCGGAACGGATCTGCTCTATCCTCTCTGGCGTGCACTGGGATATGACATCGTTGCACGGTTCAGCGGGGGCCGTCTCTACTGTCAGCCAGGCGATGAGATCTCCCAGGTCAGCGCCGATCCAGTCGGCCGCCGCCCACATCGGCTCCGGCTCGCCAACTTCGAGTAGGACGGCCGTCGGCTTGTCTGCGCCGATGGCGTAGCCAAGCTCGAGGTGAGCGCTCCGGCCGCACGGCATGACGAGCACCAGCGCGTCGCAAGATTCGAGCGCCTGCATATCGCAGACGAAGCTCCGCTGGGCGATGGGGTGCTTCAGCGCCTCGACGACCTCCTCTGCCGACCAGCTCTCCCAGGCTGGATCAATATCCGACCAGTGGAAGTCAGCGTGGGTGCGGAAGTCGTAGACATCGTTGCCGGCGGCGCGCAGCGCCTGAACGACGCCGGGCTGTCGCGGATTTCTCCAGCTGCTTGCAACATAGATCATGCCCCGACACTACAGCACCTGCGCCGCCTAGTCAACTAGTAACTGCTAGCAGGATAGCCCCGGCGGCGGCCGGCGGTAGAATTGGCTCATGGTCTTCATCCCGCCGTGTGGCGTCTCGCCGCTGTCCGCCTACGTGCTCGGAGCGGCGGTGCCAGCGCCAGACAGCCCCCCGGTGTACCGCGCGGACGCCTTCGACCTGGCGACCGGTGAGCTGGCCAGCGTGGTCGGCGGGATCGACCCCACAGACGCCGCCGTGCAGGACGCGTTCACGATCCGGCGCGGCTCGGGCGCAGTCACCGAGGGCGGCCACGCGTTCGACGCGATCAAGCACAACGAAGACCAGACGCCCCGGCGGCTGCAGGATGAGGCCGGCGTCATCTTCAAGCCCTTCGTTGAGCGCCGGGACGTGGACCTCCTTCGGAGCAGCACGAAAAGCGGAGCAGCCGATCACCAGGAGCTGACGGTCGAGTACTACAACCGCGCCCGAGCCCAGAAGGAGACGGTGAGGCCGGCATGACGATCGAGGCTCGAGCGGTCGAGCGCGCCTTCCCGCTCTACGACCTCGGCGCGCTCGAGGCGGAGATGCTCGCCAACTTCAGGGTGGGACTCCGCGAGCTGCCGAACCCAGACACCGGCCTGCCGTTCACAGAGCGCGAGATCGCCACCACGACGGCGCGGCTGTCGCGCTACTGGCGCGAGGCGAGGGCGCTGGATCTGGCCCTCCAGGGCGGGCAGCAGCGTGCGCTGTACCTCGCCGATCAGAATCGCATCGATCGCTCATCCTCGCTCTATCTCACCTCCCACCACGGGTCGACGTGGGGCGAGGCGCCGCTCGCGGCGGTCGGCGGTAGCGGTCTCGTCTCCGCCGTGGCCGAGCCGGGTGCGATCTTTCTCGGCAGCACAACGATCCCAGACCCGGGAGCGACGCAGTGCACCCGAAACGGCCTGACCTACCAGGTCCTCTTCACCGTTGTGACGCCGTTCGGCGGCTCGGCGGAGCTCACGCTGAAAGGCGTGGACACAGGCCAGGAAACGAATCTCAGCCCCGGCGACGTGCTCCAGTGGTCGGCCAACAAGCCGGGCGGCGCGCAGGCAACGTGCACGGTGACGCAGCAGTTCAGGGGTGGGGCGCCGAAGGAGAGCGCCGGCCAGTTTGCCAAGCGGCTGCTCGCGCGCATCGCGCACAAGCCAGCAGCGGGCAACGATGCGCAGATGCGAGCCTGGGCGCGCGCCGCGACCGTCGCCGTAGAGGACGCCTTCGTCTACTCCTGCGCCTTGCATGCCGGAACGACGGTGGTGTGCGTGACACAGAAGCGCGGCGGAGTCCCGGGTCCGGATGGCAGGATCCCATCGATCGGAACGCTCACGGACGTGACGCTGTACCTCGTACCGCCGGGGTCACCGGTGGTGCCGGCAAACCCGCTGATTCTGGTCACGCTGCCCACCAAAGAGCCGGCCGCGCTACAGATTGGCCTGTCGCTGCCGTTCGGGCAGGCAGCCGGCTGGAAGGACTTCGAGCCCTGGCCGCCGGCGCTGTGCACCGTGTCCTCGGTCGCCTCCCCGACGGAGTTTCAGGTGCAGACGCTTTCCTCGCCGCCGGCTGGCGTACCGGCGCTGATGGCCTGGGTGGAGTCCCTGTCCCGGTTTGAGCGGCTGCAGGTGCAGTCCGTCACCATCGACAGCTTCCCCTTTTTCGACGTGGTGCTGAATGCGGCGCCGACGTCTCCTATTGTCGAGAATCAGGTCATCTCGCCCGCGCTGTTCACGGACGCCAGGCAGCTGCTCCTGGGCGAGACGATAGAGGCGTACTTCGACAGCCTCGGGCCGGGCGAGGTGGTGAACCTGGCCACCGACACGCGAGCACACCGAGCCTACCGTTTCCCAGAGCCGAACGAGGAGTATCCCCAGCGCGCCGGCGCGGGCATCCTGGCCTGGCTTCAGGACGCCTTCGGCGCCGCGCTTGCTGACAGCACAGCAAGCGGCGGCGGCACGCCGCCTATTCCCGCAGACCCCAGCCTCGGACCGGCAATGATGGTGCCGGGCTCCGTCTTTATCTACGCGTTGACCTGATGGCACTACCCCCCGCACGTCTCACGAAGGGCGATCTCGGCGGCGTCAAAGTCGACGAGGGAACACCGACCAACAACCAGAAGTACCACCTCGGCAGGGAGATCAACCTGTCGAATGACCTTGTCGTGGGCATGAACCTCACCACGCCGCGCACTCTGGTGCTGACGGAGTGGGACGATCCGGACATGGTCGTGCTGTTCTCCGGCGAAACCTGGGATCCGGAGGAGGCGGCTGTGCCGACCGTCACGCGGCCGACCGGTGCGGGCAAGTACGTCATCGAGTACGCCGCCAGCTACACGGACTACGACGGCAACGAGATCGCGCCGGCGCTCATCGCCGCAGACGTCGCCATTCAGGATCTCAACACCGCGCTGCGCGCTCGGGCGAAGGTCCAGGCGGATGGCCGGACCGTCGATGTCTGGATCTGGGACAAGGACACGAACGTCTTCACCGACGCGCGGGTGCTGGTGACGGTGTACTGATGGGCAGCCTCAACCCGCTCAACCCGCTGCCGATGCATCTCGGCGGCGATCCGGCCCCGGCTGAGAGGGTCTGGCGCATGCTTCGCAAAGCCCTCGGCCGCACGCGCCTCGGCCGCGGTCGTGAGGTGGCGGGGCCGGTCGGCGGTATCGAGGATCTCTGGCGGCAGTGCAAGGCCCGCGCGGTGGCCAAGGTCGAGCAGCTCGTCGAGCTGGCGAGCGAGCAAGCTTGGCCAGACCGCGCAACCGTTCATATCCCGGTCTACGAGGAGCAGCTCCACATCTCGCCCGTGGGCAACGAGGAGCAGCGCCGGCAGGTCGTCGCGGCGCGCGTGACGAAGCAGCTTTACGCCGTCATCCCGGATCTGCAGCGTGAGCTGCAGGAGATCGATCCGGGTCTCAGCGTGGTCGTGCCGCCGGCCGAGCAAGCGACGGTTTTCCACCACGGCAAAAGCTACGCCGGCCGGCCCTACAACGGGAGCTACGGCACGCGCTACGCCGCCTACGCCCCGAACTACAGCACCCACTTCAAGGTGTACGTGCTCTGGAGCGGGCTTCCGAGCGGCCTCCCGGACGAGTACACGCTCGACCGCGTGCGCCGGCACCTGAACGAGGTGCTGCCGAGCTGGTTCGACTTCGTCATTTCGAACGGCGCGGGCTTCTACCTCGATGGCGGCGTCGACGGGACGAGCCGGCTGGACTTCACCTCGTTCGACTAGGAGCAGCGATGGCCAACTTTTCACGCGTCAACCCGCTCGGCTGGGCGATCTACGAGAAGCTCCTCGCGGCGCAGATGAACCAGCTGGACATCAACATGACGCTCGCCGTCAATGGCCAGGGCTCGACCCATACGCCGCTTGAGGACATTGTCCTAAAGGGACCGTTTGGTCTGAGGCTTGAGGACAGCCAGCTCAAGTACGAGGACGATCGAGTCGTGCCCCGGCGGCAGCCGATGAACGGCGCCATCTTCGACAGCGGCGAGTGGGAGTGGTCCGTTAATGGGGTGCAGCTGCGCCAAGGCAGCACGGCTGATAGCGGAGCATGGCTGCGGCTTTACCTCACCAATCTGCCGGACGGCGGCAAGCTCACGTCGGTCACGGTGTCTTGGGATGGCCCATCCGGTCACAGCGCCGATCCAATCCTCGGCCCAGGGCCCCCGCCGTTCCTGATCGATTTGCCGCGGCTCGAAGTGTATCGCGCCGCGCAGGACGGCACTGTCTATTCTCTCGGTGTTGCGATCGACAACGTGGTCACGCGCGCTCTCTATCAGGAGTCACACGAGATCACGGTCACATGCGGCGACCACGTCATCGACCTCGTCAACAACGCCTACTACATCCGCTTTCGGGGCGAGTATGATCCGAGCCCACCGTTTGGCGACTTCCTGCCGTTCGGTCTCCTAGAGGCCATCAAAACGAGCTGCAAGGTGTCAGCTCAAAGCGAGTACTGATGAGATATCTGCCGTTCATCCTGTTGGTCGGCTGCTTGGCCGAGCTGAGCGTGTCCGACGAGCGAGCGCTCGATTGGAGCGACTGCAAGCGGTCAGAAGAGCCATGCCCAGCGCACGGCATCGCCTACGAATGCGACGCTGCGGTGGAGATCCCGGAGCACTGCGACTGGCTCGGCCAGCTCGTCTGCTGCGAGTACCTGCCGCCCGTCGACGTGTCGCTGCCGGCGCCTCCGATCGAGTGCGAGCGGCTGGACGACCCGGAGCACAAGCTCTGCCCCGTCGGCATCGCTCACACGTGTCGCGTGCTGCCGCCGCACTGCCAGTGGTCCGAGTCGGGACCGCCGGTGGCGTGCTGCATGCCGCTGATCTAGTCCACGGGCGCGACGTAGCAGAGCCGTCCGTGCACGCGGATCTCCCCGCTGCCGTCGCGGCGGTAGGCCGCGCTGGATGCCTCCTCTTGGCTCCGCGTCGCAGGACCAAGCGGCTCGTGCGTCGCGGCGTCGTAGAGGGTGCGCTCGATTCCAAGGCTGGCCGACAGCGCGCGGCGCAGCTCCGGGATGCTGAGCCGCCGGCCTGACATGTGGCGGATGGTGAGGTGCATCTCGGCGAGCACGGCCACCCACTGCTCGGCCTCCAGCACGGTCACGTCCGCCATCTCGCGCTTCGTGACACGTGAGCTCATTTCCCCACCTTGCTCGCCGGCAGGTTGTGCAACGGCAGCTCGAGGCCGCGCTCGGTCATCTCGGGACACAGCCGACGCTGGCAACACCAGCACGTGACCTCGTGCTTGGTCGCCTCGGCGGCCGACGCGCAGCCGACCGCCGAGGGTTCGATGGGGATCCGCGATCCTGGGCAGGTCATCCGTCGACTCCGTGTAGTCGACCGTCGATCGTCTCGCCGAGGTAGTCGACGCGCTCCATGTTGCCATCGTCGTCATACCAGACCAACTCGTGAGCGATATGGAAGCTCTTGCGCAGGATTTTCTGTCCTGCGGTCCTCATTGGGCCGCCGTAGATAATGGCGTGTCGCACCATCGCCGGTGTCACTGTCTCGTAATGCGGCACCGTGAAATACCGGTGGCGTACCCTGGTTCGCGGGGCGCCGGTCGCCGAACGGCCCCGACGATGCCGGCCACACCGGAGCATCCCCTTGCCGGGGCGATTCTCGCAGCCGCACATCCATTTGGCGGTCGGCCGCTCGCTTTCAGGGATCGTCCAATAGCCAGGCTCGTGCTCGTCCCACTCATGGTGATCGCCGGGCTGGTGGGGCCGCTCCAGGCTGCAGCAGGTCATTGGCCGGCCTCGGCCAGAGCGTCCACGATCAGGACGACGGCTCGCACGTAGGCGCCGCCGTCGCCAGCGAGTGCGAGCCGGCAGGTCTCCACCAGCGCAACGTCGCAGTGCTCGGCCGCCTCCTGCTGCAGCGCTGTGATGCGGTCGTGGTCAATCGCCTCGGGGTCGAAGTCTCCGGCGTACCAGAGCGAGTAGAGCGACGAGGCGCTGCGTCGCCGGGCGCTATCCGTGGGGAGGCGCCAGCCGAAATCGAGGTGAGCGGCGCCGAGCTCGGCGACCGTCTCCCCGGTGCTGAGGTACGCCTCCCCAGTCTCCTCGGCGTACCAGGCGTAGCGACCGTCGGCGCAGCGCTTCGCGGCGAGAACCTCGACGCCGCGAGCGAGCGCCGCCTCAAAGGGACCGGTCCACTCGGCGGTGAGCTCCGCGTCCGTGTCAGGATCGCAGTAGGCGTAGGTCAGGGTTACGACGCGGCTTGGCCGCAATGCCAGCTCGAGGGTCAGCATGACGTCCAACCTCCGTCGGCGTGAACCCATCCGCGCCGGCGCTCACCGTCGAAAACCTCGCCGTCGTAGCCGAGCTCAGCCGCGCGCGCGGCCGCGTCCTCGACGGAGCCAAAGCGCTCGTCGCTCACATCCGGCGGCGGCGCCTCGTCGTCCGGTGACGAGGTGAGCGTGAGCGCCAGGGGCAGGAGCACCACCCAGGCGTCCGGCTCACGCTGGTAGAGATCCTCGGCCATGGCATTGACCAGCTCGGCAATCTCATCGTTAGCAGCGACGCCGAAGCCATCGACCCAGCTGCGATCGGTTTCGCGGCCGACTTCAACGGTGACATCGGGCCAGCGCGCCTTGATGCGCCGCTCCAGCTCCACGCAAAAGCGCGTGTGCGACGCCTCCAGGTCGACGCCGTCCCAGCCGTCGCCGTAAAGTGAGTCTTGCAGCTGTCCGTAGAAAATATTCATCGTATTCTCCTGCGGAGGGCGGCTCCGCGTGCCTCGTCAGCGCCGGCGCGACCCGGCGGACGCCTCACGGCGTTTCGGCTCTTTCGAGTGTCACGGCTTTCGCCGGCCTATGGCATGGCACACCTCCTCTCCTGTGTCCCCCTCACACAATGCGCTGCACGACGTCGTAGCTGACGCACGCCAGCGCGGCGATCTCGTAGCGCGTATAGCCTGCCTCGTGCAGGCAGCGGACCATCTTCTGTTGCCGAGCCGACAGCGTACCGGGGCGGCCGGTGCGCACGATCCGCCGGCCGTCCGGTCCGCGCAGCACTCGGATGTGCCGCCGGCCAGGCCGCGCCGGTCCGAGCTCCACGTAGCCGTGCCGCTCCAACGTTTGGAGGTGCGCCATGATCTGGCCATCTCCGGCTACCTGCAGCTGCTCGGCCAACTCACTCAGCGACGGCGAGCGACCGGCGCGCCGCTGGTACTCGATCACCAGCTCGAGCAGCTGCCGCCGGCGCTCACTCAGTGGCCGCTTCGGCGCGAAGGTGTCCGGCCGCACCAGGGTGATCGTGGAGCCGCACCGGCAGTTTCGCTGCTCGGCTACCTCGCCAGCATCGAGCAGCTCGGGGTCGACAGCGCCGACGAGCGGCAGCCGGCGCCACGCTGCGCGGCTGTAGGAGGCTCCGCAGGAGCACGTCACGGCGCTCACGCTGTCGCCTCGTAAATAGCTCGCACGCGGCGCCAAGTCCGCTGCGTGATGCGGCCGCCGTCGCCGTCGCGATAGAACCGACGGTAGCTACCGTCGGCACGCAGCACGCCAGCGTAGCCGTGCTCGCGCGCGTATCGGCGCGCATTCGACCACGGCGATCGGCCGCCGCCACGCCAGTCGGCCAGGACCCGGATCGCGCCGGTGCGTCGCACGGTGATGGTGATATCGATGTCGTCGCTCATGCTCACTCCGCTGCGGCAGCTACGAGCTGCCGTGCAAAAGGCGCGTCCTGTGCGCCGAGGTAATCTCGCCAGGTGTCGTCCGCGGTGGGGTAGTCCTCGCTCGAATAGGCCAGGTCGTCGAGCAGGCGACCGTACTGCGCAGCGGCGGCGACCACGGCGCGCCAGGTAGCGCCGTCGGCAATCACGCGGTAGCCGGTCACGATCCACCGCACCGCGTACTCGTCGCGGTCCGGCTCGGGACTGAGGCGGCCGCTCAGCTCGACCAGCTGGTCGCCGTCCTGCACCGCCATCGAGTAGTAGCGCGTGTAGCGCGCCAGCTCGAGCAGGCTGGTGCACGCGCTCACGCCGAGCGGCTGCGTGGCCGAGGACTCGTCGTCCGCGGTCCAGCCGTCAGGACGGTGCGGATCGAGCATCGTGGCGAGCGGCTCGCCAGCGGGGTGGATGCGATAGGCAATCACGACTGCACCTGCCTGCGACCGATGAGCTTGCCGCTCGGACCTACCTCGGCGCGGTAGAGCTTGCCACCGCGACGATAGGTCACTACGGTGCCTACGCGCGCGGAGGAGTAGCGGTTGGAGCGGTCGGTTTTGCTGTTGTGTGCCATGCCAGCCTAATGTGCACGATCTATGCCAGATGTTCGAGTCGTTGGCATAGCACGTGCCCAAGGCCACCAATATGATTTTTGCAGCAGCCATTGAGGCGGCGCAGCGTGAGCTAGCGCTGCGATATTACGACGATCCTGGACGCGAACCTGCGCCGGTGGAGCTGGCGCTTGAGCAGCAGCTGCTCGGCCTGCAGCGGCTCGCGACACTGTACCGCCGGCACCGGCACGATCCGGAGGCTGTAACAGCGGCGCTCGGCCTCACGGCAGCGGCGCTGCAATTACACTCACAGTGTAGAGCGCAAATCCTGCACGCGGTTTGCGCAGTCCGGCAGCTGCTAAATGCGCGGAACCTGGCGAGCTAGCCATGCCACGGTCGGCGTTCAAGCGGTCAACGCGCAATTCTTGCACCTGAACGCGGCGCCGGTGCAGGAATTGCGCGCAGCTCATAGCGCGCTATGCGACTTTCAGCAGGTTTTCGCAGCTGGATAGTTGGCACGGAACGTGCAAAATCGCCTGGCATGCGACTTTACCTCTACGACATCGATACCTGCGAAGAGCTGGCTTCCTACGCGCTGGACGGCACCAGCGAAGCTGGAATCTACAACGGCCGCCGCTACATGGACACGTGCCTCGGCTACACGATTCGCGAAGGCCGGAAGGTACGCGTCCTCCGCGCGGAGGACTTCAGCGGCCGCCGGATCGTCGCCAAGGATTGGTCGCCGTGCACTGGCGATGGCCGGCGGCGGCCTGGCGGCTGGAGCGAGTGGACGCTGCTCGTCAGCCGTGAGCGCGGCTGGCAAGGCAACGAGGCTGACGTGCCTGGCGGCACGCCGCACGCGGAGCTACCACCGCGCCTGCAGCAGCTGCTGGCTCGCGTGAAGCGCGAGAACGCCAAGCGCGGCCGAGCCTATCGGCGCGCCGTAGCCGAGGCGGTGGCGGCGTGAGGACCGCCTACCTGAACGTGCTGGTGTCGCCAGCTGGCCAAGCTGTCGAAGCCAACGTGAGCCGGCATCCGGCGGCGGAGCTGCCGCCGGTGCGGTACCGCACCGGCATTCACCGGCACCGGCTGGTGTTGGTGCTGGAAGGCCGGACGCTGCTCGACGCGCACGAGGCTGCCTTGCGCGCCTGCCAATCGACCGAGCTAGCGTGGCTGCTGCCACTGCTCGGATGACGCCGAAACGCCGTGAGGCGTCCGCCGGTCGCGCCGGCGCTGACGAGGCACGCGGAGTCGCACTCCGCACTCCGCCCACCGAAAGAAACACCATGAAGATCCGAGTTATCGTAGACCAGAAAACCGCACTCCGAGAAGGCATCGACGCGCCGACGAGCGCCTGCCTGATCGATATCGATCCTGCCGAGCTGACGGAGGAGGAGCGCGAGGTGCTCGCGTCCCTGCTCGCGTCCAACCACGACACCACCGCGTCGACACTGCAGGCCGCGTACGGTCAGTACCGCCATCTCGAGGTGGTGTCGCAGGACCTCGGCGGACTTCGGCGCGGCCTCGCCGATCTGATCGCCTGGCGTGACCAGGTGCAGGCCGAGTGCATCGAGAAGCGTCGCGAAGCGGACGATCGGATCGACGCCGCCATTGCAAACCCGCCGCCGCCGCGCCGGCAGCTGGTCCGGCTGTCCGGCGGCGGCGTCATCGACGCCTACAGCGAGGACGAGACCACGATGGCGCTGGAGCTGCCGAGCGCGCCGGCGCCCGGCTACCTGCCTCACGCCTCCGAGGAGGCGCAGGAGCGGCTGTCGGCCGCGCGGCGCGCTGTCGACTTGGAGGAGGCGCGGCTGCGCGAGGCTGCGCGACCGGAGCTTGAGCGGCTCGTCGCCGCTCGCGACGAGAAGCGCCGTCTCGCCGAGGAGGCGAAGCAGGCCGAGTACAACGCCGTCTACCAGCGCCTGCCGGTGATCCTGCGCGAGCGGCACAGAGCCGGCTACGCCTCTCCTGGCGAGGTCCGACTTGCCTTCCAGCAGCAGGTGCTGGCCGACACTGGCCAGGAGCTGGATCCTTGGTGCACGGCCGAAAATGCCAGCTCCGGAGAGCTGGCATGGCTGAGCAACGACGAGTTCCTCGCGCTCCAGCGCGCTCGCGCGGCTGCGCCTCCCGGCGCCACAGTGACGCCGGCGCTGATTTGGCTGAGCGAGCGGAGGCCAGCCACCGAGGCGGAGCTCGACGACGACCTGGCCGACGAGGACGACGAGATCGAGGAGCGCATCGACGAGAGGCGCGTGTTTCTCGTGCGGTGGACGGTCGGCGGCGTGCCGATCACCGCCGTCGTGCCCATGTAGCCGAAACGTTGCCGCGCGAGCGGCGGCGTCCACCGGTAGCACCGTGTGCCGATGATGGCAGAGCGAGGTAGCTCCTCGCAGGAGGACAATCGTGATCATCACCACCTCGGCGGTCACCGCCGATCCCAACGACACCTATCAGCCGTACCGGATGCGGCTCGCTTTCGCGCCGTCAGGCCAGTATGCCGGCAGCTCCGCCACGCTGGATCTGATCGCCTATTACTCGGAGTACAGCGACACACACGAGCTGCACGGTCCCTACTGGCAGCTCGAATGCAACGCCCCGGCCTGCGAGCGGCCGGCGGTTTTCCGCGGTTCGCGAGACGAGCTGGCCGAGCTAGCCATGTGGTGGCTCGCTCGATTCGCCCCCGGACCCTACGAGGTGCCGGAGGAGCTCGAGGATCTCGCGGACGACGAATCTGCGGACGGCTGGGGATGGTACATCCGCGCTTCTCTCGCCGATCTCGTCGGCGTCCCAGCAGAGGATCAGTGGCTCGACCGGCGCGAGGCTGGCCGCGACGAAGAGTGTGACTGGCTCGCCGCGTCGGTCAACGACATGGCCGGCTGGCTACGCGGAGCCTACGACAGCGCTGGCATGAGCCGTGCCTATGAGGTGCGGTCATGAGGCTCAGCATCATACGGCGGCGCCTGCTGCTGAGGCGCCTGCTAGAGAAAGGGTGCTCTGTGCGGCTACGCCGCATCGTCGAGCGCAACTGGAACCTGACTACGAGCTTGGCACCGTTGGTCAAACAGGATGAGCGAGGTGTGCCATGCGAGCGCTGAGCATCCGCCAGCCCTGGCCAGAAGCGATCCTGCGGCCACCGTCGAGGGAATTCCCCTCGCCGAAGAGGATCGAGAATCGGACGTGCCGAGATGGCACGGCCGGCCAGCCGTGCTCTCACCGCGGTCCGGTGCTGCTCCACGCGAGCAGCGGCATGGCCGCCGCCGAGCTCAGCTCGGCGCTCGACATGTGGCGAGCCGCTCGGCTCATCACCGCCAGCGCGTCCCTCGGTGTCGTGACCGCGTTGCGGCGCGGTGGTATCGTCGGCTACTGCCGCGCGCTCGGTCACCTCCGGCCAGACGGCACGGCCGCCGTGGTCGTCGATGGCGAGCCGCGGACCATGTCCGCCGCCGAAGTGCGGCGGCGCTTTGACCTGCGGTGGTGGAGTGGCGGCCACGGCCTGCTCCTGACCGACGTTGAGCAGCTGCCTTTCGTGCCATGCAGCGGCGCCCTCAACATGTGGCAGGTGCCTGCCGAGGTGCTCCAGCAGCTCGAAACGGCCGGCCGACGGTTCGACCGCTACGGCAACCTGCTCTACCGGACTCGCGTGCGCGGACACGAGCGATGGGTGACCATTCCGCGCGATGAAAGGATTGCGTCATGATCTGCGCCATTTGCTACTCCCCAACTTCCTACTCCCCAACTTCCTCACTCAACCCCCTGATCGTCGCGGCCGTGCGCGAGTGCGCCACGGTCGCCGAGGCTGCCCGGTGGCAGCGCCAGAGGACAGCGACGAACCCCGAGATCGTCAGCGGCTGCAATGCCTTGTGCGAGCTGCCAGGCGCCAAGCCCGGTGACCTGGTCGAGTGCTTCGGCGATGACTGGCTGCAGACCGGCGAGCTGACTGGCGTCGACGACGTGACGCAGTACCAGTGCCGTTGGCTCATCGAGCCGCGTCTGCTCGACGCTCGCGACCTTTTGCTGCGAGGGACCGAGCGGACGAGGGATCAGCTCCCGGAGCAGTACGGCGACGTCAGCGCCGCGTTGACGGTCGTCACGCACGCGATCCTCAGCGGCGCACTGCATGACCGGGAGGCGGAGCTGCGCGAGGCATGGTCCGTCGTCGAGGAGGCATACCGGTGCGCCTGCCGCAGCACCGGCATGGCCAACGAGGTCATGCGTGAGCAAACTCAGCCGCGCGACGAGGTGCGCTCGGCTATGGCTGCGCTGCCCCGTTTGCAGTCGATGTCGGCGCTGCTGGAGCGCGCGCTCAAGTGCTGCACCGCGGCGCTACGCTTGGCACTCGGCCGCTCCGACGCCGGCCAGCTCATTGCGGAGGTGGCGTCGTGAGCGCCTGGCGCGCCTTCCAAGGCGCAAATGGCTGGTATGTGGCCTGGGAGTCGGACGATGGTTTTCACCATCAGCCGTCGTTTCCGCGGTGGCTGACGGAAGAGGAAGCGCGTCGCGAGGCGCGGCGTCGCAATGAGGAGGAGGACGAGATATGAGCACGCGACTATACGCAGCCGCGCCCCGGCGCGGCGTTATCCCTGGCACTGGCTGCGAGCACGCGGCCGATCCGTTGCTCGGCTGGTGCGCCGAGTGTGGCTGGGCCTGGGAGCCAGACGAGAGCCGGCTGCCAAGAGGCACAGCGGTAGGACCAGACGAGCTGATGGCAGCGATGCTCCGCGCGCCGCTCGACCGCTGCTCGCGATGTGGCGCGAACGCATGCGCTCGAACCGGACCGAGGGTTTGGGCCGAGTGGCTCTATGAGCGGCTGGACGGCGATCTGCTCGGCGCGGCCTACTACGGTCGCAGCCAGCTCCTGCCGGCGGAGGTCTACTCCGCCTGCGAAGCGCACGAGATGTCGGCCAGGCAGCTCGAGTGGTGGTGGCTCGAGGTCGGGGAGCGATGGCACGAGCTCGCCGACAACCCCCGAGCCCGGTGGCTCGACGATTGCCACGGTTACGGTCCGAGCTACGCGCCGCTTGGCGAGATGTACCCGGACATCGTCGCCGACGGCCACGATCCGAGCACCTGTCCGGCGTGCAGAGCGTACCTCGGCGTGCCAGAGCCGTACCTCGATCTACCGAGGTGGTGCCATGCGGCGATGGACGATGCGTATGTTGGCCACGGCCGCGCCCTGACCGCCATCGCTGCTCAGGCCGATGTGGCCGCCGCGGTCGCGGCGCGCGCCATGTCCGTCTGGCCGTACGTGCCGAAGGACCCCACGGACGGATTCTGGCTGCTCCGCGGAGAAACCGCCCGCGGCCCATACAAGGCGCGGGAGCAGGCCGAGCTGGCGGCGAAGCAGCTCGGCGGACGCGTGCGCGAAGTGCGGCACGGCTGCTGGCAGCCGGAGCCAGCGGACATGAGCGGCAGCGAGCCGCAGGTTCCGCCCGGCGCGAAGCTACCGGATGTCCCATTGGTATGCCACCGGCAAGCGGTCAGCGGGGGAGTATGACCTGGACGACGAGCTGTGCGGCGTGCCAGGCGTCTATAATGTCACGTCGCAACCGCATGATGATGGGTGGCACTATATGGTGCTCTGCCTCCCGAGCACGGCGGCGGAGCACGGATGGGAGCTGACCGACACGCCAGACTAGCTGGCGTGCCACAGCAGCCGCGCCTGCGCCACCTCCGCTGGCGGCACCGGCCCGCCGATGTATCGGAATGACGCGGTCATCTGGGCTAAGCGGGTTTGCGTCGTTTGGTGCCGCCAGTGTATCGCGCGCCGCACCTTGCGCTCGCGCACCATCTCCCAATTTGGCGAATGCATCCGCGACGCCACCTGCGCCGGATGGGTGGGGGTCGTGCGCAGGCCGAGCCCGTTGGTCGCGGCGATGGCGCCAATCTTGTCGCTCAGCGCTGTCCCGATGCCGATCCCCTGAAAGTCTGGCAGCACGACCGTCCGGCTCGTGCGCCAGGTGTTTTTGACGTATCGGTGGGGGAATGGCATCACGCCGCAGAAGGCTGACGGGGCCCCGTCAATGAGCCCCATGAAGCACTTGGCAGACTTGTTCAGCTCGTGCGTCAGGTAGTGATGCGGAGCGAACCACGGCCAAGCCGCATGCTCGCAGCGGACGATCTCCAGCTCGATCCGGGGCCGGGGTTGAACCGACCTCCACGTCACAAGGCCGACGTGAGGCGCTGGGCGAGGCTCTAGGATCCAATCGGGCTGCAGCCACTCGACGAGGTCATCGTGGCAGGAGACTGCCACGAATCGCCGGTTTGACCGGCGCACGTGCTTTGCGACCGCAGCGCTGCCGATCTGGGCCACCTTCCGGTGGACGACGCTGGTGTACTCGTCGATTGCCACAAGCGGCCGCGGGTCGACCAGTGCTCTGGCGAGGTTGCACCGGAAGCGCTCGCCGTTGGACAGGACCCGGAACGGACGGAGCCACGCCGGCGGCGACGAGAAGCCCACAGACGACAGAGCCCTGATGACGTTGTCGATGGGCAATGCCTCATCAAACTCAGTGACCACGGCGCCGTCGCCCCAGTCGTAACCCTCGATCAGTGCATCGCCGAAGAGGTGCCGGGCAATGCTTGTCTTGCCGCAGCCGCTCGGGCCGGTAATGAGCCCGATGCTCCACGGCCTCGCGTCGAGGTCCACGTCAGCGCGAATCTCCACCACGCTTTCAGCGGCAGACGGGATGTCGTACATTCCCTCCACTTGCTTCACCCGGGCCGTTCGCTCAACGCCCGTCGCAAGCCTCAGATCAACGCGCGGCATGGCCAGCCCAGCTCCTCCAGCTCGCGCAGCTTTTCGAGCTGGTCCTCTTCGCCCTCGCACTCGACGACGATCGCGAACTGCTTCTGAGCGTCGCCCTGCCTGCGTCGCTGCTTGTTTCGCTCCTGGCTCTTGTCTGGCTCAGGCTCGATCTCAAGGCTCAGCAGCTGAGCGAACTGCTCCTCCGCGAACCCCAGGTCGAGCGCGTCGCTGACGTCCAGCTCGATGGGGCGAAGCGCCTCTGCCAGCGCCTCGTCCGTCCAGCTGCCCCGGCGCGTGTAGAGCTGCACCGTCAGCCGGCGCGCCTCGGCCTCGGTGATCCCGTCGAGGTAGACCGCCGGGCCTTCGAGCAGTCCGACGTCCAGAGCGCAGGTCCAGCGCTGCTCGCCGTCGATGATGACGTTGCGCTCCTCACCCTTTTCGTCCGTGCGCCAGACGAGCAGCGCCTGCGAGCTGAGCCAGCCCTCCTTCATGAAGCCAGCCTTCATGCTCTCGCGCTCCAGCTCGGTCATGGTGTTGCCATTCCAGCCGTTGGGCCGGAGCTTCGTCAAATCAACGATCTCAGTCTTGCCGCGGACGTGCGGCTGTCGCTTGCGCTTCTTCGCCATCTCTCCTCCGTCGAGCCATTGCTCGTACCGCCGCCAGCCGACGCTCGCGGTCGAGCTGCCAGCGGATCGGCGGATACAGCCTCGCCCATCGCTGTACCGTGCTAGCTGGCCAAGCTAGCTTTGCCATGTCGCCCCCGGCGCGGCGGATGGCGGCCATGACGAGGCGCCTCGCCGCCGCCTCCCCACGCCTCAGCCGCGCGCCGAGGGACCGGCCGCTGTCAGCCACTGGAGCTGGCCAGGACGGCATCATGCCGCGCAGAGCCCCCACGCGACGCAGCTCGGCGTCCCCTCAAAAAACCAGTCGTGCTGCCGGCCGCCGCGGCTCGTCCGCGCCCAGCTCACCGCCTCGTCGATCGGCCGGTTGGTGCTCTTGATGTCGTCGTCGCGCCGGGCAAGCTCGGCCTTGGTCAGCTGCCGGGAGAACATCGTCGGCGGCGTCAACCCGAGGCTGTCGAAGGTCTCTCCCCGCGCCTCATAGCGAAGGCGCGCCGCCTCTTGGACGTCGGCCTCGAGCTGCCGGATCTCGTCGATGCGCGCGGGATCCAGGTCCGCTACCAGCCGGATCGCCGCCTTGCCAGAGCAGACACAGGGCCAGCAGCCGACACGCTCGGCGCCTTGCAGGTAGAGAGGGTTGGGCGCCAAACCGTGCCGGCGGTGGATCGCGATGACCTCGTCCTTCGTCCAGTCGATGATCGGCCGCCATACCTCGACATCTCCCCACGCCAAACGACCGCGTGGCACGTCACGCTCCGGCAGCTTCGCGCGGCGGCGGGACTCCTCGCGACGCACGCCTACCGCGTTGACGACGTGATCATCAAACCGTGCCATCCAGGCCGCCATCGGCTCAAGCTTGAGTGTGCGCGTACACCATCTCATGCGGGGCGTACGGCTGGGAAACATGCCTTTCTTGCGGCACCAGTCGGCAAAGCCGCCGCCGGGCGAGCGCACCACGTCGATCTGGCCGAGCTTGTCCTGCAGCGGTCCCAGCACGTACTCGACGGTGGACGGGTGCTCCCATCCCGTGTCGGCGAAAACCCGCAGGTGCTCGATGCCTTGCTCCAGCAGGTAGAGGCACGCAGCGGCGCTGTCCTTGCCGCCGCTCACGCTCACAATCGTGGTCACTGCACCCCCGGCAGATGAAGCAGCAGCCGCAGCCAGGCCGGGGTTCGGCGCGCTTCCCGCGCCATCCGCGCTCGTCTGGCTGGACTGCTGTCCGTCAACGCCTCATGCCAGCACTGTCGCCGCCGTTGCAGCTCCTGGCGGACCTTGAAGGTAAGCCACGCTTCTAGCCACTTGAGCAGCGCGCCAGCACGCGGTCCGCGGTTTTCTAGACGCGGGCGGGAATCGAACCCGCCCCCGGGACTGGAACCCGGGGCCCGCCATCGGGCCGCGTGCTGGCGCTTCATTCTGCCATGCTAGCGTGCTAGGCGGCAGACGTCAAGCCTTCCAGGCGCGGGCCGAGATCTCGCAGCTGTCGCCGCCGGGCCACACGGTGGCGGTGCCGTGGTAGGTCGCCGAGATCTGCTCGTCGCCCAGCCGGTGCGTCAGGACCAGGGTGCCGTCCACCGGGATCTCGTCTGCGCACGGCGGTCCCTCGGTGACGTCGCAGCGGACCGTGGCCGAGCCGTCGGAGTGGTCGAGTGTGACCGCCGCGTCCAGCGACAGCGCCGGCGGAAGCTCGTCTCGCCACCGACGGCGGATCTGCACCATGGCCTCCAGCGCCAGCCAGAGCGCCACAGCGAAGGCCGATCCCATCAGGCTCTCGACCTCCGGCGGATCAGCACCTGGAGCAGCTGAAGGAGAACGGCGCCCGTCATGCAGGCGTTGATCGCGACGACCTCGGACCAGACCTCGAGCAGCGTTCTGCCGGTCGCCCACGGAAGCGCGGCGGTCGCGATCGAGCCGGCCAAGAGAGCAATCGCGCAACCGGCCGCCGGCGATGGCGCCGGCCGGCCGCTGTCAAAAAGCCAGCGGCGCAGGTAGAGCAGGGACACGAGCAGGCCGCCCAGCTCAACGGCGTAGTAGAGCGAGAGCAGGTCATCGCCTCGAAGCTCCGGGTAGGCGACGACTACGAACAGCCACAGGCCGAGTCCAGCCGCGGCGACAGACCACCACGAATAATTTGTGATTTTGAGCCACATTGTGACAGGGTTCGGGCCACTTGTGCTCATGGTTTTCGCGGAATCATTGGAGTTGCACCGCGAATATTTCGGAGCAGAAAAGACACACACTGCCAGCGCCGGCAGCGCGAGGATCGAAGCGAGGTACAGGCCCGCTTCGCCATGGCGAGCTGCCAGCCCCCAGCCGCTGCGGACGTCGTCCGTCGGCGGCTGCGCCGCGCTCAACGCAAGCCTCAGAAGGTCGAGGACGACGACGATCCAGAGGTACCACGCCACCGGCCTGACGCGGCTGTCCCGCCGAGCGGCCGCCACAGCGGCAACGCCCGCGACGCCAGACAGCGCCAGCAGGCTGACGTGGAGCACGGTCATGGCTCAGCCGCGAAGCTTCCAGAGCGCCAGCGCCGCGTCCGGGTGGACGATAACGCCGGCGAAGTCGGCGGAGTCGTAGGTGACCTGGCGGCCCTCGACGTCGCACGGCAGCTGCTCGCCCCGGTGAAGCTCGGGATCCTGGTAGATGACGAGCTCACCTCCGTCGATCGTGGGCTTCCAAGGGTTGGGTGGTGTTCCTCCTGCTGGCATGACCGGAAGATAGCCGGTCATGAGCACCGGGGCTAGCTGGCGGCCGCCTCATATCCACGAGCCGGTTCATGGGCTGATCGTCCAATTGCAGAACGGATCGAAGCGATCACCCTTTGGGCCGCGGAAGAAGCAAAACCAGTGACCGATGCCGTGGCGGCCATAGCGCACCTTCTCGGCACGCTCGTAGCACTTGAGCGCGTCACCATCGCGCCCGAGCCGTGCGAGTCGGCTAGCCTCGCGATAAAGGCCATCGCAGCGAAATTGCTGCGTGACGATGTGCAGCTTGGTCCGCCTCCGCATCCCACTTGCCTACCACGGTCGGCTCTGCTAGTCAACTAGCATGCGATGCCCAAAATGCGGCGAAGCCGCCGAGCTGCTCAAGAAACCGTGCTGCGAGGACGCGTGGTCTGACCACGTGGTCGACCACCCAAACGAGGCCGTCGCGGCGCTCCAACGGGGAGACTACGGAGGCGCCGCCAAGGCCGCAACCGAGCAGCTGGCGGTGGCCTTCGCCGTCATCACCGCAGCTGACCTCGCCAGCGGCGCTTCGCATCTGAGCGAGTTTCTTGTCTCGGGACGGGGCATCGCTCAAGTAACCTCTGCCGGACCGGTGGAGGCGCGGCTCGTGGCGAAGCTCAGAGCGAGCATCGGGCGTACCGCCGGCTCCGTCGTTTCCCGCGACGAGCAGCACACCGTCATGGCTGTGCTGCGGGTCAAGCTCGACTGGCGGACCAGGCTCCGCGCGCTTTGGCGTGGTCGGCTCGCCATCGAGACGTCTGTCATGACGGAGCGCCTGCCCGGTCGCGCCTCCTGGAGCTGTCGCGTGGTAGGCTGAGCCATGCCGGATTTTCAGCTCAAGCCCATCGGCTCCGAGGTGGTCGACTGGGACGATCCCGCGACGACGGACACGCCGAGCCGGCTCAACCCGGTGGTGCGCCACCCGCACAAGTATCACCGGATCTTCCGAAACTTTCCTCTCACGATCAAGGCCATCGTGGACGGCATCGAGGGACCCGCGGATGGCGCACTCGGTGGCCGGCTCTTCGCTTGGAGCTGGGTGGTCACGCGGGAGTCTGGCTACGCGCCGCCGATTCCGACGTCTGCCGGCTTCAGCAGCACGGTGGTTTTCCCGGCCTTCCACTTCCTCACCGGCCACTACGAGCTGCTGTGCTCGCGGCCTGACGGTGGCGCCGTAGGCGTCACCTTCGAGATCGAGGACACCTGAGACGGCCGGCCCCACTCATAGAGCGCAATGGCCAACGCCCCTTCAACGGTCAAGCCCGAAACGCGCCCCTGCATCGGAATGGTCGCGTAGCGAACCGGTAGTCCCCTGGGAAGCCCAGAGCTTTCCCCGCCGAGCAACAGCGTGTCAACTGTCTCGAAATCAACGCCATCGAGCGAGTTCAGGGTGCCGGTTTCCAACGCTAGCACCCCGTTACCGACTGGCAGTTTATCGATGCCAGCGACATCAACGCGCCCCTTCGCGCCGTAGAGGTTGCCGCTCAACCCACCAGCGCACCTGTGGGTAAGCAAGCTGCGCACGCCGAACGCCTCACAGGTCCGAACGGCGCGGTTGAGGTTGCGGCCGACGCGGTGCAGCACAACGCGTCCCACGGTGCACATGGTCAGCAAGCGGACCAGCAAGCCGGTACGGTCACGGCCGTGAAAGCAGTGCACGAGCAGCGGCCTGCCAGCCGACAGGGCGACGCTAAGCGCTGCTTGGGCTCCAGCGCCGCTGTAGCTTACTGGACTCTTCCGGTAGCCAATGCCGGCGCTGAGGCAGGCGCGCTCGACGACTGGCCTTGGTCGTTGCGTCAGGTCCAGTACGGCCTGCCCACCGGCGGCAGCAAAAGCAACGATATCTCTGCGCCTTGGCAGAGCTGAGCGCCAGATCCCTGGTAGAAACTCCTTCATGTCGTTCCGTCTATGACTTCGCGATCTCCGCAGATTTCACGTAGCAGGTCTGGGTAATAAGCCAGCTCCCACTCAACACGCCCGAAGCCGGCACCTCGCTTGCCGCCTAGGCTCGCAACCCTGATCTTGCGGCGGTCAAAGAGTCCGCCTCGGGTCATAGCATAGGCAGGGTGGACAGGAAGCTTGTGCTTGTAGAGGTACGCGAAGACGTCTTCTGGCTGCCACCATCCAATCGGAGCGCAAGTGTGGGCCGTGGCGATGCCGTAGAACTTCATCCGCATGTTCCGGCCGCTGCTCTCCTCCCCTCGAATGCCGGATACGTGGCGCTCGCCGTAGCGTTCGCGAGCCAGCGCGAAGCCGCGTTCAAGCGTCCCCTTTGCATGCCAGCCGTCGGAATCGCGTAAGCAATGCACGACGATCTCATCATACGGTAGCGGATACTTGCGCAGGAATCGGTCTCGGACCTCGCCACACTCCGGCGAGCATATGGGCTCAACGCGCACCCAAACAAGGGGCAGCCGCACCGTCTCACGATAGAACAGGCGCCACGCCAGGTGCGCCGCTACCGTTGAGTCCTTGCCCCAGCTCACACCGACGTAGCAGGGGCCTGACTGTGCGAACTTGTGCAGCTCCCGGATGGCCTTCTGCTCCTTGCGCTCCAGTGCCCTGAGCCGAGCGCGCAGGTGGTCCTCACGCTCGCACGTCTTCCAATGCGCGATGTCGTCTGAGCGATGTCGTGGCGAGGGAACAAGGGTCATGCCGCGCTAACCACAATCCGACCAAAGCCGAAGGCCGTGCGTCCACCGAGCCCCGGCCCATTGGCAGCGCACCTCAGCAGAAACTCGCCCACGGCGTTTGTGTCCACCACCACGTGCCCAACCCAACCGGAGATCAGGCCATACTTACCGCCCATGTCGACGACCTCCTTGCGGCTGTCGTGTGAGATCACTTTGAGCATGAGGCTGTCCCGGTCGAAGCTGTCCACGCCGACGCGCTCGGGCAGCTCGGTGGCTAGGGCCGCGGTCAGGGACGTCTGCGTCGGCTGGATTCTCAGTGTGGCCCTGCCGGTGGACTGGATGACGACAGGCGTCAGGGCGTCGATCCGCAGCTTGCGATGACCTCGTTTGGAGACGCGCGGGTACCGCGGTCGCCAGCAGGCGCCGAACCCCACCTCGACGGGCGCCTGAACAGCTCCGCTCCGACGCGCCGCTGCTCGTACAGGGCCCGTGCGGCCTCGGCATCACGAACGTAGATTGCCCAGCCGATGCCGCGCCTGTGGGGCAGCAACGCCCATTCTGGCCAGCGCTGGTGCTGCAATCCGAGCAGCGTGGTCATGAGCCCATGAAGGGCGCGTGTGTTGCGGTGGTCAACCGGCCAGCGCGGCTCTGGCTCGATGAACAGCTCGAAGCCCAGGCCCGGCATGTAACCGGCATACGGCGGAGCTCCGAGCAGCCAAGGCTGACGCTTGCTGCAGCCTCGCTTCGCTGCGCACCATCTGGCATTGCGCGCCCGAGCACTTGCCACAGACCGCGGCGTCGCCAGCTTGGAACGCTGCCGGCGCTTCCCTTGGCAAACCGGGGCGCCGCAGGTCTTCTGGTGCTTGCCCCTGGGCACGAATGGGGCCTCGCAGACTGCGCATCGGTACGTTGTGGAGATGCCGTCGGCGGTAGTGTAAACCTCAGCTTGGGACTGCACAGAGCTGCTCCTTGGCATGTGCCCAGTAGGGGTACGTCAACGTGCGGTAGGCCATCTGCGGGTCAGCTAGGCCCGGCCAGTCGGGTGGCAGTGAGCGAAGCGGGCGCCCGTCGCGCACCACCGGGAAGCCGTCCCACGGCTCGCATGGCTCGACCGACCAGCGGCGGACCTTGCCCAGTCCAACGCCGCGCTTCTTGCCGAGATAGCTGATGATGGCGAGCAGCTGCGCAATCTCGACGCGCTCGCCGATACACCACCAGCACATGGCGTCGTTCACCATGTGCTGCCCCTCGAGCGGCAAACGATAGCTCTTGCAGGGGCCAGCGCTGATGAGGACCCGCCGAAGCTTCGCGTCGCCCATGGCCTGCGCCTCGGCGAGTGGAAAACGGCGGTTGACCCACCGGCGCTCCACGCACTCGACCTCGGAGACGCTGAACGACGCGAGGTGAAAGCGGCCGTCTGGCTCGCGCTCAATCGGGATCTCGATAGGCTGCACATCGGCAGCGCTGAGCGGCGGCGGCATCCCGTCCCGACGCGCCACCGCAGCGGCAAGCAAGGCGTCGATGGCCAGCGGTCCGCCGGGGAGCGCGATGGGGCCCAGCAGCTCGGCGGTGATGATGAGCGGCTCAGGCATTGACCGACCGGAGGAACTCGGCGATGCGGTCCTTCCGCTTCGCCACGTGGCTCCTGAACAGCGAGCCTACCTGCTCAGCGAGCGCGGTTACGTCTACCGGGGTCAGCTCGGCGGTCGTCACGAAACGGACGTCCTGCCCGGCTACGACGCGGAGCAAGCCGTGTCCGGTGCCGCGTTTGCCGCCCACCCGAGCGTTGGTCAAAAAGGCCGCCATGGCCACCTGAAACGTATCGAACTGCAGGTCGTCGTAAACGGTTGCCTCGCATGCCCAGGAAAAGCAGCTCCCTTGTGCGACACGCTCAAAGCGGCGCGGCATCATGCTGGACTTCTCGCGCTCCCTCCCGACTGCGTCGCCCTCGGCGCTGGCTTGCTCTGAGGCGGTGAGCCGGCGGTTGATCTCGACCTGATCTCCGACCGGAAGCAGCCGACGCTTTTGCGGGCTGAGGGTCGGATCCATGCGGGTGCGCTGGACCTCCTCGACGTGGGCCCGGCAGGTGTCCAGCTCACCGAAGTGCTCGGCCGCGAATGCCAGGGCCCAGCTTGGGACGTAGCGAACCGACTCCTCGCAGATGAGCGTCGCGTCCTCGACGACGAGCTGGCCGGGAATGACGCGGTTGTCTGAGCAGCCACCGAACAGCGTCATGCTGGGCACGAGCTCGCACAGCTCCCGGTAGCGGTCCAGGTTGATGGTGCCAGCGGAGCCGCGGCCTGTGACCATGCCGCCGGCGAAAAGCAGGCGCAGCGCCGCCTCTGAGAGCTTCTCTTCGCCCAGCAGCTCAGCGGCCTCGAGAAGGGCATAGGCCGCTGCCTCGCGCATCCCGTGGCGCATCGTGTCGCCGGTGATGATCGGCACGTGGGCCCAGCCGCCGTTGTGCCGGAGCTTCCGGCGCATGATGACCGCCTCGTTGCCGATTGTTTCCTCGTGATGAGCAATCGGCAGCGCCGCCTCAAGCACGCACTCATATCGCTTCAGTCGCATCTCTACCTCTCTTATCCCAGCACTGCAGACATTGTCCCATCGGCGGAAGATCATAGGACATGACCAATCCGCACGTTTTGCATGTACGTTTCCTGCTTTCGGCAGCAAGCCGAGCCATGGCCATCAGCAGGCCGTACTCCCGCTCAACTAGGTCGAGCCATTCACCGGCAGCTCCCAGCTCCCCGACAGCGGCGCCGAGGTCAACCAAAGCCCGGCAGCCATCCTTGCCGAGCGTCGGAAGCTGCAGCCCCCGCTGCATCGCCGTCGCCCACTCGTCCGGGCTGGCCGTCCGTCTGGCGGCGCTCAGCATCCTGTTCTGGATTTGCTCCCAGTGCTTCAGCGGGCTGCCGCCGGCGGCAAGGTAGGCCCTTCGCAGCTCGAGCAGCAGCTCCACGGTCTTGGTTCGCAGGCTTTCGCGCTGCTTTTCGTCCAGCCTTGGCACGCTTCGCCTCCTTTTCTGCGGCCATGCGCCGCTTGACTTGGTCCTCGTCGCGCTGCGCCAGCCACAGCGCCAGCGCGAACCATCCGCCGCCGCGCAGCTGTCCGCCTTTGGCCTCGAAGCGCTGCAACGTCTCGCTGCACAGCTGCCAGGCGCGCGCCTCGTAGCGCCCCGTTTCAAGCTCGGCTTTGGTGGCGCCAGCAGTCAGCAAAGACGCCAGCTCGTCAACAAGCGCCCATCCAGCCTCGTCGCCGGGAAGCCGGATCCTGGTCTCGTCGAACAGCACCCAGCCGCCGGGACCAGGAGGGTTCACCGGGGTCCACGGCAACACGTGTTTCTGGCCGCTGTCGGCGATGGCCGCAAACCAAACGCCACGGTGTGGCCGCCGGAGAAACTCAAGCACGACGGGCTTCTCGCCCTTGCTCGCGTTCAGGTACCGCGGCTCAGCCGCCGCGTCGTACAGGTGGGAGTAGTTGCGGTAGTTGCCGCCGAGCTTCTTACCGGGGGCTGGGGGGCGCCCGGGGACCGGGGAAAGCCTGGCACAGAAGTAGACGCACGGCTCGCAGACCCATTTGCTCTCTGGACAGCGAACGCGGTTTTGGCCTGTGAAGGTTGAGCCGTTCCACAAGCTGACTGGCTGGCCCCGTGTCAGCGAGGCGGCGCAAAGCCAGCAGCGACCATCGGCCGGCGCGCAATCGGTGTGCATCGGAGCGCCGAGGTGGTGGTGCAGCAGGCGCGTGGCGCTCATGACGGGCATCCTGCCAGCCGCTAGCGTGCTAGTCAAGGAAAACCGACAGAGCCTGACGCGGCTGTCTGGCCTACTCTGTCCAGGTGCCAGATCCGCGCTACACGCCCTACGATGAGCTGTCGGCCCATTGGGTCGGCGCTGAGGCTCTCAAGCTCTCGCTTGTCGACCCCCTCTCACCGCTGCGGGCCAACGTCCCGATCGATCTGGCAGTCGACTACAGCGGCGCCGGGGAGGAGGGCGTGACGCTGCCGCTCGAGCAGCTGGTCGTCGGTCCCTCACCGGAGAGCTTCCGGCGCCACGTTCACCGCCGGCAGACGCCGAGCATCATCACGTTCACGCCGCCGCAGGGCGGACGCCACATCGTCACGCTCCGCCAGATTGGCGGCGACAAGCTCTTCGGCAAGCTGGCCGTAGAGGTGGAAGGAGAGCTTCTGGATGGGAGCTGAGTTCAGCATCGAAGGCAGCGTCTCGGGCTTTTCACCGTACAGCGACGTCGGCAAGGACATCGAGCCGGGCGAAACCGTCACGCTCAAGCTCGAGAACCCCGGGACCGTATCGCAGGTCCGCTTCGATATCGAGTTCAAGTCGACGAGCTACGTCCCGAGCATCACGCTCTCCCCGCCGAGCGGCATGCCCGCCAAGCCGAGCGACGACGTCACCTTCGTGGCGCCGGTGGACGTCGTGGCCAGCTACAAGATCCGGTGCATCACCGGCGACGGGACGGCTGACGGCGCGGTCAAGAGCCGCATCGTGGCCATCCGGAGCGCCATCGGGCTGCGGCACGTCATCGTCACGGAAAGGGACGAGTACCAGCGGCCTTACGGATGGGCGGAAGCCATCAACGAAACGGTCGACCAGACGGTGGCAGCGGTCGGTGGCGACATCACAGGCCCCGGCGCGTCGACGGATGGCGCTATCGCCACCTGGAACGGCGCCAGCGGCAACCAGCTGCGCAACAACTCGCTGGCGATCATCCCGCCCGGCACCGGCCGGCTGCAGCTCACCGAGCGGATCGAGCTAGGTGACAGCCCCACGGACAATGGTCTCAACTTGGAGCAGCTGTACGGCGTGAGCTGGAACACCGAGCTTGGAGCGGCTCGCGCCATCGGGATCGAGAACGGCACCGATCTGACCATCGGCGACGTGACCAACATCGACTACGTTCTGCTGCAGGCGAAAGCCTCGAAGGCGGTGAACGTGGACATCGGCGGCACCACCGAGCTGGCGGTGGAGACGGGCCGCGCTCGAGTGTCGAACGAGCTGAAGCTGACGGGCAAGCTCAAGATGGGGCCGACGCCCCCGGACGGCACCGGGATCAACCTCTCGACCACGCAGCCGATCACCGGGGAAACGGTGGCGCCGGATGCTGGCCAGGCGCACATGATGAGCGTCGATGCGAGCAACCGGCTGCTGCTCGGCGAAAATGGCAACCTCGGCGATGTGTACATCCGGACAAGGACCGGCAACAACGTTTATGTCGAGATCGGCGGCGCCAACAAGCTCACCGTCGGAAGCTCGCTTGTCAGCGTGTCGTCAAGCCTGAGCATCGGCGCTGTTCCGGCTCCGAGTGGCACCCTTGCTCTGCCCAAGACCGCTTCGGTGCGCGCGTCGAATCAGGGTGAGGATGACTACGTGCCGATGATTGCCACAGACGCGGGAGATCAGCTGCTCCTTGGTGGCAACTACGTCGGCAACAAGGGCATGCGGCTCGACGTCCAAACCGGCTACATCATCGCTGCAGCTATCGCCGGGACAACAGAGCTGTCTGTTGAAGCTGGCAAGGTGGTCGTGGTCCACAATCTGGAGGTGCAGGGGGGCGAGGCGTGGGTGCCGCTTGAGCCTATCTACTACGAGATGCTCACGACGCGGATCACGACAAACGATGTCGACTTGGAAGATATCACCGGCGCATCCGTGGCCGTTACGTTGCCAGCGGAATGCCGCCTCATCTGCGAGATGCACTGCCAGACCTCGGCGGGCACCACCTCGTGCACCGGTCTCTGGGCAATCAACATCAATGGCGTGGACAAGACGACGATGGGGCGCACCATGTCCGGCGTCAGCGACATCGGCTCTGTGAGCGTGATGGCATCGGCTGATCTGGCCGCTGGCGGACCGTATACGGTCAAGGGTCGCCACCGACGCGCCGGTGGAGCTGGCACTGTGCAAACCGAGAAGGTCCAGCTCATCGTCCGAGTTTACGTCAAGCCAGTCTGAGCGCCGCTCGCGCGCTCCAGGTCCCTCTTGACGGCCTGCAGAAGGTTGTGTAGCGCGCGCTTCGTCCACCGCCTCGGGGGCGTGCTGATAACACCATCGAGGTTGGCTATGATGCGCTCAATCTGCTCGATGAGCTGGCTCATTCTCAGGGGCTGGAAGCCGTGCAGCGCTTGCTTTGCGCGCCGATAGGCGCGGGTGAGGGCGGGGTCAATGCCTTGGGTGGTGATCGGCCACTGCGCGACAGCTCCGACGAGCGGCGAGAGCGCGGCGAAGCGGTCGGAAATGCTCTCAGCTTGCGCTTTGAGGCTTGCGCTGCCGAGGCCAGGCGCAAGCCCGGCCAGGACGACGGACGCCTCCTCAATGGCCTTGTGCTCAGCGCTGCGGATGTGCTCCCAGGCCGGTTGGCGCTTGTCGAAGACGGCCGCCTCGAGCGCGACGAGGCGGCCCACTACCTGCGCGATGTCCGTGCGAGCAAAGAGCTGCTCGGGCTCGGCGTGCTCACGGATCTGGCGGATGACGGTCGCGAGATCCATCGTCATCCGTTTCTCAAGGCCGCCGTCGCGAGGGTGAGCCGGGCGGGCCAGCGCTTTCTCCCAGGCGTCGCAGGCGCGCCAGAGCTGCTCAGCAAGCGTGCCTCTTGCCGCGGCCCGGATCTCGGCGCCTTGCATGCCGGGGCCGCCTGGCAGTCGCTCGTCCGCGCAGCCGTCGCAATCGCCGCCACCGGCAGCGCATTCCGCCAGCGGTTGGTTCCTGTAGCAAAGCTCCGGCCTTTTCGGAGCGACCTTCGCGGCAGGCATGACGTCCCGGCGAGTCACCTCGATCAGGTCGATGCCTTCTGTCTTTCCGGTCAGCTCTCGCAAGCGTCGACCAGCGGTCAGCAGCTCCCCACGTTCACGCTCGCGTGCGGTTATGTGCCTGGTGATGGCTGCAATGGCGCCGATGGCGTCCAGCGGGATTTCGGACAAGCCAACGGCCTCCTCCAGCTGGCGGATCCACCATGCGTCGCCGTGCATCCCGGTCATTCGCACCGTGAGGCGGCCGAGCACGTCCTCGATTGGGCTGGTTGCTGAGACGTCCTTGAAATCACAGGCGCCGACAATCTGGCTGCACCACCAGGCATCGCGGTCGTGCAGCTCGCCAGCTGGTGGCTGCAGGCTCTGATATAGCGCCTGCACCACCGAAAGAGGCAGCGTCACCAGGAGGTCATGCGTGCCTGCCGCTTTGATTGCTTGGTGGAGTCGCTCGGAGAGATCCAGAAAATTCACGACACCACCTCCGCGGTCCCGTCGTCCACGTAAATGGTGCACGTCTCCTCGGGGGTCCGAGCGACGCGCTCGATGATCACGACAACGCCGCGATCTTCTGCACGCTGTCGCAGTGCGGCGAGCGCCTCGGCGTCGAAGCGGTCGTCGCGCATGATGACGAGCCCGATGTGCGTCGCCTGCTTGAAGGCCACAGTGAGAGCCGCCTCCCATTGCTCACGGTGGCTGGCCACCTCGATCGGTCGGCCGTGGATGGTGATGCCGTTCTCGTCGAAGCCGAGGCCGTCGGGCAGGTCCGCCTCGGCAAGCTGCTCGTCCTTCTCGGCCTGGATCTCTTTGAGGCGTTGTTTCAGCCGGGCCACCTCCTGGCGTCGAGCCTCGAGCTTCTTCTTGGTGGCGAGATAGCTCGCGCGCCCGTCCACCTTGCAATTGATTGCCTCGGCGCCGCTGATGTCTGCGAGCGTGGCGGTATCGTCCTCCCGCACGAAGGCGGCGATGGCGTCTCGCGTTGCAGCGAGCTGCTGCGCAGCAGCCTCGGAGGCGGGTGCCAGGGCCGCCTTCAGCTGCTTCTCGTGCCAGGCCAGCTGCTGGTTTAAGCCAGCCTCGCCGACGCACCGAAGCAGCACCCGGTGGGCGTCATTGGCAGCCGCAACGGCCTGCTGCGCTACGTGTTTGGCGTCGGACAGCTGCTGCTTCGCCTCGGCCAGCTGCTGCTCCAGCTCCGCCACGCGCTGCTCCAGCGGCGCAACCGGCGCTCGCGCGTCTGTGAGGGTCACGCGAGCCTCGGCCAGCACGCCGAGCTGAGCCTCGCAGGCATCGAGCGCAGTTTTCCGCTGCTCGGCCGCCTTGAGGGCAGCGGACAGATCGGTCTCCTTTCGGTTGTGCGCCAGCTGCCGCTGAAGCTTCTCGGTGAGCGCCTTGACGTCACGGCGATCCGCCGGCGCGTCCTCGAGCGGCGGCAGCGCTCGGAGCTGGCCCTCGAGGTCCGATACGACCTTGTTGACCTCGGCGCGGTGGGCATAGACCTCGTCCCTCTCCCGGTCCAGCTTGTCCCAGTCGAGCTTCGCGACCTTGCGCAGAATAGCGCCTTGCTCGCGCCGGCCGGCGGGCGTCTTGCCGAGGTCCAAGAAGGCGGCGGGATCCACGGCGCCACACTTCGCCCAAAGGCTCTGCAGGAGCGTCTCGGCCGACTTCGTGACGCGCTCGCCGGGGGAATGACCTGGCGCACCGATGACCTTGAGGGTGCGCTTCAGGGTACCATTGCGCTCCAGCTTCCAGGTCCGCTCTACGACCATGTCTTGGTCGGTGTAGATGGTGACGCTGGCGAAGCTCGCGTCGCCGTGTAGCAGGTCTGGCGGCTCGGCAGCCTTGCCCGCGAGGCAGGTCTCGATCGCTCGGGTAAGCGAGGTCTTGCCTTGCTTGTTGCGACCCGCGACGATCTCGAGCGCGCCGCCCTTGAAGGTCAGGTCGCAGCCCCTAAGCCGCATGAAGTTTTCGATCTGGACGCCGGTGATGAGCATGGGCTTCATGCTGCACCGCCTTCCTTGGCCGGCGGCGGAATCATCTCACCGTCCGGGCTCAGCTCCCAGCCGGCGGCGATCTCCTCCGGCGTCAGGCCGCTCGTAGGAGTGGACGGCTCCGCCGGAGTGTCTGGCTCGCTCACCTCGATGCCGTGCCGCTGGATAGCATCGGCGATTTGCGCGTCGATCAGCTCGACGGGCCGGCGCGCGTCCTCGACAGCCATGGCGCGGGTCAGCAGCTGGTCTTCGGTGTCTGCCGGCGCCAGCTTGAGCACCTGCCGAACGGCCGTCTTTTTGAACATTTCCTCTTCCCAGTTCTTCCACGGGGAAAAGTCGCTGTCGCTGCCGCGGTTTACGTCGCGGCGCTTAATGACCTCGGCCCGGGACAGGACCCTGAACATCGGCGTCGTATCGCCCCTTACCTGCGCCGTGCCATAAGCCCACGATATGGGCCGGGTGTGACGCTCGGGGTTAGTCAGGTCGGGAATGTGCCGTATGTGCCGGTTGGTGCCTAGCTCGTAGTAAAAGTCGTCGCCAGCGTACACCACCTCGCCGGCGATGTCGGTGACCAGGCCGGAGCGACGCGCCAGCACGCACAGGCCCCGATAGTCGATGATGGCAGTGCATTCCAGCACGCGGCCCTTCTTGAAAGGCACGAGCCAGACTCCGCCAGCCATGCTCGGCATCAGGCCAAGCTGTGCCGTGGTGAGCAAGCAGATGAAGAAGCTGCCGGGAGTGCATAGTGCCAGCTTTGGCTCCTTGGTCACTGCCGTCATGGTGGCGCGGAGAAACCGCTCTACGCCCATCTGCCGCGGGACGGCGTTTTTGATCTGCGGCTCCATCCGCTTGATGAGGCCCCGTAGCTCGGTCGCGGGGTCCTTATCTCGCTTTTGAATCTGTCCGTTTGGGGCCGTTTGGGGCGTTCTGCTAGCCATGCTTCTTTATCCTCAATGGTCTACTGGTTGACGGCTTCACCACCTGGGCGACAATGTGCTGCCGGCCAAGCTCTTTGGCGAAGTCGTGATGGTTCCCCGGCGGCGTCACCTTGACGTAACCGGAGCGCTCCTGCGTTCGCAGGGTGATCTGAAAGTCGGCGACGAAGCCGCGTTCAGCGGCGCCCATCGCAAGCCGAATGCGCGCCTCGCTTGCTCGGAGTGCTGCCTCGGTGGTCCGCGCCTCGGCGCGGAGCCGCACAATCTCGTCGGCGTAGCAGGCGAGGTCCTCGGACAAGACGACCTCGCTGCCATCGTCCTCGGGGTAGTGGCGCGCGATGGCACGGGCGGCCGACTCGCTGCCGTCTGGCTCCGGCGGGTCCCGGTCGATGACGCGCTGCCAGAAACGCTCACCGTGCCAGATGATGCGGCGGATCATCCGCTCGTCCCGTGGGATGTCCTGCCAGACGAAGCGCGCGCCGCCGATGAGGCAGGCGATGGCGCCGCGGCTGGCCCCCGTAACGAGCAGCTGGTGCTGGACCTGGATGAAGTACGGCTCCGGCGCACCATCCGCCCAGTCGGCAATCTGGTAGGCGGAGTGCGTCTTGGCTTCGAGGGGTTGCCATCTGGCCTTGTTCGCTGCTACTTCCTCGATGCTCAAAAGCTCGACTTCGCTCGGCTCCAGCGTCCAAGCATCCAGCGTGCATTGCGCCCAGGGATGCTCACGGCTCCGCAGCAGCTGGCCGCTCGGCCGCACGAGCCGCCCGGTGCGCTCGCCGAAGGTTTGGATGATGATGGGCTCAAGCTTGTGGCCCCACTCGATCGCCTCGACGTCCGACGGGTCGACCGGCGGGATCTCGCCCATCTTTTCGAGCGCGAGCTCGTAGGCGCTGCGCCACTTGCTCAGGCCCATGACCGCCGCCATCTCGGAGGCGCCAATGCCGGCGGTGCGCTTCTCGAGCCAGTCCTCGCGGTCGTCGCAGGGGATGACGTCGTAGGTCATGGCTGCCCCATGAGGCGGGGCTCGCGCTCGGCGAGCAGGTCCCTATCGCTAAGCCCCATGAGGCGCCGCTGATCGTCTTCGGTGACGGGTCCTGAGAAAGGTATGGGGTCGGCTGCGACAAATCCCAGCTGCTCCATTGCTCGAGCGGCGCGTGGCGCCAATGGCAGGTCGGCGCCACACTGCAGCGCCGCATAGCCGGAGCCGCCGCACCAGCCGCACCGACCAGCCTGCGGCTGCCAGCCTTTGGCGGTGAAGACGACCGGGTACGCCTTGTGACGCTTGCGCCAGCCTCGTCGCCACCGCCGGAAGGAAAGACCGGTTAGAACGAGGCTGATCATGGCGCCTCCAGTGGAGGCATGTTCGGCCCCGGTAGCGGCGGCTCAGCCGGCTCTTCTCCGACCGACATCGTAAGGCCCCGGTTCCACGCTCGGCCGGCTTGCCTGCGGACGATGGCGCGCCGTTTCGCCTCCCGCGCTGCCTCGGAATCGGTCTCGCGCAGAGCCACGATGGCCGCGTCGGCGACGAGCCGGGCGGTTGCGCACGAGTCATCGTGCAGAGCGAACGACGGAGACGACGGCCGCAGCTCGGTGTCCTCGAATGGCCACAGGCAACCGAGGAAAAGAATCACCAGACCGCCAGGCCCGGCGCGCTTGCACAGCTCATCCAGCGTCATCGCTCACCTCGTTCGGATCCCTGAAGCCCAGCGTCGCCAGCGCCTCGCGGATCCTCGTCTTGCTGTTGTCGTTCACGGCGTCGCCCGAGAGGTACCGCCGCACCGTCTGCGGCGACACAACCGCCTTGGCGGCGACTCGGACCACGTCATGGCTAGATGTCACATCGGGTTGCATGGTGCCAATTGAGCACAGCCGGTTAGGGTTGTCAACAGAAAAGTGACTAGTTGACCGCTTGTCCAGTAGTTTGCTAGTATCTGGACATGCCTACCCCCACTCCCCTCGGCCGGCGTCTGAAGCTGGCTCGGCTGATGACCTTCCCGCCGGTGCCGGAGGCCGGACCGGAGCCGGCGGCTGGCTGGCAACGTGTCAGCCAGCGGGAGCTGAGCCTGATGGCCGGTCGGTCTGACGGCCTCGTCGGTCACCTCGAAGGGGGCCGGACGAAGGACTCGACGGTTGAAACCACGACGCGGCTCTGCGCGATCCTGGGCATCACCACCGACTGGCTCGCCACCGGCAAGCAGCCGGCGCATCCTGGCGGCGGCGAGCTGAACGCCGAAATCGTCAACCACGCCGTGCGAGCCACACGAACGACGGAGGCGGCGTGATGCCCGGGGAACTGCCGGATGACGTGATGCGCCGGCTCTGTGAGGCAGATCCGCTGGCGGACTTGAAGAGTCGGTGATCGAGCAGGCGGTAAGCTTACTAGTTGACTAGCGATGCGCGCCGCGGTAGTCTGTCGTCGGAGGTGACCGATGGCGACGATGAGCGAGCTGGGCTTTACCTGGTACGGACGCGAGAATAACGGCGGCTGGCGCTTCGATGTGCGGCTGCGGGATCCGGCGGTTCGAGCTGCGCAGCTGGAGCGCTGGAGCGAGGAACGAAAGGAGCGTTGCCGGGCCCTGATCCGCCGGCCGCACTGCAAGCGGCCGCGCAAGCTGAAGCTCCTTCGGCGGATATATGGCGGGCGACAGCAGCTGCCACCCGACGTGCAGCAGCTGGACGGCCAGCTCATGAACCGGCATGCACGGCGTGCGCTATGAGCTGGCTACGAGACGAGTACGGCGAGGTCAGCTGGCTATTCGCCGGGATCGTCGCTCTGGCGCTGCTGATCACCGAGGAAGGCGTAGCCGTTTGCCGGTGCAGAAGGCAGCCGTGATCTGCCTACGTTGCCAGGAGACGGGTGTGCTCGTCCCGCGCCTGCGCGAGCGGCTGCTCGCCGTCATCATCGCAGCGGCCTGGAGGGGATGCTGATGAAGCTCATCTACGTGGCCGGCCCCTACCGGGCCGCAAACCACTGGCTCATCGAGCAGAACATCCACCGCGCGCGTGAGCTTGGCGCTCGCCTCGCCCAGCTCGGCGCAGCGCCCCTGATCCCGCACGCAAACACGGCACACTGGGACGGCCTTTGCTCGGACGAGTTCTGGCTCAAGGCTGGCATCGAGATGCTCCGGCGCTGCGATGGTGTCGTGCTTGTCAAGGGGTGGTCGGAGTCCCGGGGCACGTTGGCCGAGGTTGATGAGGCTCACCGGCGCGGACTACCGGTGCTTGGAAAGCCGAGCCCGCCAGACGATATCCTCGCGGAGTGGCTGGCACGCGTCCGCAAGCGAGCGATGCGACCATGAGCGCCACAGACGCCATCCTTCAGCAGCACCTGCTCGACGCGCCGGCGGGCCTCGAGCTGTCCTGCTCGCGGCTGCTCGAAGGTCGCTACCACGCTTGCTGGGTCGGCTCCCTCCAGAATGGCATGCGGATCGCCGCGCTCGGGATGGGGCCGACTCGCGAGGCCGCCATCGTCGCGGCGTCGCTCACGCTTGAGCGAGCGCTGCTCTGCGATGCCGCCTCCGACCTCGGCAACCTTGGCGTCTGGCTACCGCGGGGACAAGCATGAGCCTCTTCGACCAGGGGCCGGGGCGGGAAGCGCTGCTCGCCGCTGTCGAGGGTGTCCACCAGGCTGACGCGGTGGAGTGGCTCGCGGGCCTGCCGCCGGAGTCTGTCGACCTGGTCATCACGGACCCGGCCTACGAGAGCCTCGAGAGGCATCGGGCGCACGGCACGACCACGCGGCTGAAGCACTGGTTCCCCATCTTCCCCAACGCGCGCTTCGCGGAGCTGCTGGCGCAGGTCTACCGCGTCCTGCGGCCGGACAGCCACTTCTACTTTCAGTGCGACGAGGAGACGGCGGACGTGGTCAAGCCGCTCGGGCGCGCCGCCGGCTTCAGGTTCTGGAAGTCGCTCATCTGGGACAAGGTGGATCTCGGGATGGGGTATCACTACCGGTGCCGGTGCGAGCGCATCCTGTTCTTCGAGAAGGGCAAGCGGAAGCTCAACGACCTCAGCGTGCCAGACGTGCTGCAGTTCCGGCGCGTGCGCAACGGCTCCCCCACCGAGAAGCCCGTGGAGCTGTACGAGGTGCTGGTCCGGCAGAGCTCCGAGCGAGGTGAGGTCGTGGCGGATCCGTTTCTCGGCTCCGGCGCCTGCGGCGAGGCCGCGCTGCGGCTCGGCCGGCGCTTCGGTGGCTGCGACATCTCGGAAGCGGCGGTCGGCTGCGCCACGGTCCGGCTTGCCCCGTGGTTCGTCGCTAGCCGATTTCGCCAGCCGGTCCACATCTCCGGGGCATTGGCGAGCGCCGGTTTGCTGCCAGACGAAAAGGCTTGACGGCACTGGACGAGTTGTTCACGATGTCCTCGTGAAAACTACGAGCAACGCGCGTCACGTTGACGTCCCGATGACGGGCACTTTTTGGCGGTACCTGAAGGAGCTACGTCAGCGGCTCGGTACATCGAGCTGGGCGGAGACATTTCGAGCCGCTGTCCGTGAAGCGGTTGATCGGCGGCGAAGAGAGGACGCTGAGGCAGGTCGTCACCTATCCTTGGTAGGGGAGCCAGAGCAAGACTGATGGCCCGCGGCCGCATGCTTCTCAAGTCGCTGAGCCTTTGTGGCCAGCTTGCCGATCTGTCAGACGACACGGCACGACTGCTCTTCTGCATGTGCGTCCCACACCTTGATCGGGAGGGACGTTTGCAGGGCGATCCCCGGCGTCTCGCGGCGACCGTGTGGCCGCTGCTGCACGGTCCGCAGCCGACCGCACGAGCGCTGGCGGAGCTCGTTGAGCAGCGACTCGTCGCCGTCTACGACGATGAGCGCGGTCAGACTGTCGTTTGGTTCCCGGCCTTCGAGCGCTCACAGCCTGGGCTCCGACGGGACAGAGAGGCGGAGAGCAGCTACGGTCCGCCGCCTTCGTGCGAGCCCTCTGGTTTGGTGCCTGCGTGGCTGCGGGAGTACTCCGGACCTACTCCGGAGCAATCCCGCGGTGGTCCGGAGTACTCCGGAGTTTTCCCGGAGTACTCCGGACCTACTCCGGAGCAACCCGAGCTAAGTGTTCGAAAGGTGGAAACTCCGGAGTTTTCCCGGAGTACTCCGGGAGTGCTCCCGCCTAAATCAAAGGAAAGTAAAGGAAGGGAGGTTGCCGCGCGTGCGCGCGTAGCAACCGCCGCGCCACCACCACAACAGGAGCAGGCGGTCTGCGAAGGGTGCGACGATATCGCCGAGTGCGGTGCCGATGGTGTGCCAGTGGGATGGGCGGATGGGCTCTGCCCCGAGTGCCAGCGCCACGACGTGAGCCAAACCGCCGGCTACCTCCAAAGCATCAAGAACCAAGGAGCCAAGCCAGCGCCACCGTCCAAGCTCGGAACGGCACCCATGAACCCGGTGGCGCGCCAGCTGGCGGAGCATATTAGGACTCACCGGCGCTTCGATGGCATCGACGCTGGCGAGATCGGCAACAGCAACGCTCACCTCGTCGAGACGGGTGGCAAGTCGCTAACCTGGCTGAAGGAGGCGATCGACGAGTGCAACCGGGACGCCGGCTCAGCCGCCGCCGCCAGGCGGCCCTGGTCCGACGATGTCCTCGCGCAGAAGCTTGGTCGCTACCTCTGGAAGGCAAGGCGCCCGGAGCCGAGCGATGCGGGAGAGGAGATCCACCATCACCCCCCGCTCTTCGTGGACAACGGACCGCGCCCGACCCCGGAGCAAACGCGGCAGTTTGCGGCCGAGGCGCTGGCGAAGTTCCGCGCCGGCAGGAAGGTGCCATGACGCTAGCCCCCTTCTTCCCCTACTACGGCAGCTGTTGGACCATGGCGCGGCTGTACCCTCGGCCGCGCCACGACCGCCTGATCGAGCCCTTCGCTGGCTCGGCCTGCTACAGCCTGCACCACCCCGAGCGCGACGTGGTGCTCGTCGAGCGGGACCCCGTCATCGCCGAGCTGTGGCGGTGGCTGCTACGGGTGACGCCGGCGGAGGTGCTCGCCCTGCCTGATCTCGAGGCGGGGCAGTCGACAGACGATCTGCCACTCGAGTGGGCCGCCCGTTCGCTGATCGGTTTTTGGACGAATCAGGGCAGCGCTCAGCCGCGCATGACGGCCACGACGTGGACCAAGGAAGCCATGAGCGAAAATCCCGCTGTGAACCGCGGGCGCACGTTCTGGGGGCGCCGCGCCCGCCACCGCGTCGCCCGGCAGCTCGAGGCGATCCGGCACTGGACGGTGGTTGAGGGCGACGCGATGGATCAAGAGCGCTTCCCTCCAGCCGGCGCTTGCGAAACCCGGTGCACGTGGTTTGTCGATCCGCCCTACTTCGGGCGGCCCGGCAGCCATTACCGTTTCGGCTCAAAGCTGATCGACTATCGCGAGCTAGGCGCCTGGTGCCAGATGCTACCGGGGCAGGTCATGGTGCGCGAGCAGCTCGGCGCCGACTGGCTGCCCTTCGAGGAGCTGGGCACCGTCAACGGGCAGCGGGGCAAGTCGACGGAGGTGGTGTGGTTTAGCGACGAAGGGGACCGCCCAGGGTGGCGGCAGCCGGAGCTGTTCGGATGACGGTCGCCGCGCTCTTCGTGGATCCTCGTCCCGGCGGCGCCTACGTCGGGATCCCCGGCGTAGAGGTGTGGGGCGCCAGGCGCTGTCCGGAACGTCCAGAGGATGTGCGTCCTGACGAGCGCGACGCGCGGCTGTATGCCGGGCCGCACCCGGTTGTGGCGCACTCGCCTTGCGCACGGTGGGGCCGCTACTGGTCGGGCAATCCGCTGCAGCCGGGCCGGTTCAAGCTCGGCGACGACGGCGGTTGCTTCGCGGCGGCGCTGGCGGCGCTCTACCGGTGGCACGGCGTGCTCGAGCATCCGGAGGCATCGCACGCCTGGCGGCACTTCGGTCTGGCGCCGCCTCATCGTTGGGGTGGCTGGACAGTCGCTGGCTGGACACCAGCCGGGGAGCTGGTGTGGACGTGCTGCGTCGAGCAAGGTCACTACGGCCATCGCGCTCGCAAGGCGACGTGGCTGCTGATGGTGGGCGCCGAGCCGCCGCAGCTGATCTGGGGGCCGAGCAAAGCCGATCCGACGCTGCGGATCGACGAGGGATACCATTCGACGGACGAGCGCCGGCGCAAGCACCGCCGATCTTCTCCGGCTGGTCGGCTCGGTCCCCGTGAACGCGCCGCCACCCCACCGGCCTTTCGCGACGTCCTGCTAGCAATAGCTAGGTCCGCCGGGAGGTCCTCATGAGCGACGCCGTGGCCAACCTGCCGCGGACTCCCTCGATTGCCGGTCGAGTGCCGCCCCATAACCTCGACGCCGAGGCGGCCGTGCTGTCAGCCTGCATGCTGTCTGGTGGCGCGCTTGACGATGTCATCCAGCTCGGCCTCACCGGCAAGTTCTACTCGATCCCGAACGGCCTCATATGGGATGCCATCGTCGCCTGCTACGAGAAGGGGCAAGCCGTCGACATAGTGAACGTTGCCGCACGGCTCCGGGATCAGGAGGCGCTCGCCAAGGTGGGCGGCTCCAGGTATCTCGCGCAGCTCGTGGATGCGACGCCAGCGGTTACGCACATTGAGGACCACGCGCAGATCGTCCTGAAGAAAGCGCGCGTTCGGGACCTCATCCTGCATTGCCACCGGACGGCAGCGGAGGGTTACGGCACCCGAGACGAGGACGCCTTCTTTGAGGAGGCGGAAGCCGGCTTCGTCGCCACAGCTCGGGACCGCGAGCGCACCACCGTGAGACTCGGCGAATCGCTCAAAGACGCCTTCGACGAGCTGAGCGCGGCAGCTGAGCGCGGCGACAAGCTGACAGGTCTGCCCACCGGCTACCCGGACCTTGACAGGCTTCTAGCCGGATTGCACGCAGGCGATCACGTCGTCATTGCCGCCCGCCCCGGCATGGGCAAAACCGCGCTCGCGCTGAACATCGCCACCAACGTGGCATGGGGTCGCGGCCAGGGCAAAGCCGTCGCGCTTTTCTCGCTGGAGATGCCGCACAAGCAGATCTCAAAGCGGATGCTCTGCACCGAGGCTCGCGTGGACCTCAGCAAAGTCAGGTCAATGAACCTGTTTCAGGACGACTGGCAGGCGCTAACTGAGGCGTCGGCTTTGGTCGCACCACTGCCCATTTGGATCGACGACAAGCCTGGCATCACACTGCTCGACCTCCGGGCGAAGAGCCGCGCTATCAGACGAAAAGCGGAGCGCGAGGGATTCGAGCTGGCGCTCATCATTGTGGACTACCTCCAGCTCATGCGCGGCCGCGGTCACAACCGCGAGAATGAGATAAGCGAGATCTCGCGTGGCATGAAGGAGCTGGCGAAGGAGATGGGGCTGCCCGTCATCAGCCTGTCCCAGCTCAACCGCGAATGCGAAAAGCGCGGCAAGGACAAGCGGCCCATTCTGGCCGACCTCCGTGAATCCGGCGCCATCGAGCAGGATGCCGACGTCATCATCTTCATCTACCGGGACGAGTACTACAACCCCGAGACGACGGACGCCAGGGGTCTCGCGGAGCTTATCATAGCAAAGCAGCGCAACGGTCCTACGGGCAAGGTGCTGCTCCGCTACACCGGCGCCTACACGCGCTTTGACACCCTCGCGCATGGTGGCATATGACGCAGCTAACGCTTTTCAGGGAGTACCGCCGCGAAGTCGCATTGATGGCGCCGCCGCGGCTGCGCCGGCTCGATAAGCCTCGCTTCGGTGTGGACGAGGCACAAGCTGCCGCTGACGCGTGGCGCTTCAACTGCGGCCCCGGCGCGCTATGCGGGGTGCTTGGCATGACGCCGGATGAGCTGCGTCCGTACCTCGGGGACTTCGAGCGTCACGGCTACATGTCACCGACGCACATGTGGCAGGCGCTACGGCGGCTCCGCGCGCGGCACACGCGCCACATAGCCGGCCTGACCGAGCACTGGAAGCTGTCCCGGCTGCCGGTTTACGGCCTGGCTCGGGTGCAGTGGGGCGGACCGTGGTGCTTGCCAAGCGTCCCCGTGAAGGCGCGCACACCGAGACGCATTGGATCGGCTGCCGGCGTGAAGGCCCGGGCGTCGAGGTTTTTGACATCAACGCCATCTGCGAAGGCGGCTGGCTGCCGGCGCGGGAATGGTCCGAGCTGCTCGTGCCGTGGCTGCTGCAGGACAAGCCGCGCGCCGATGGGACGTGGTGGCTCAATGAAACGGCGGAGGTGAGGCTGTGATTATCCTCGAAGAGAAGGACGCTGAAGCGGCACAAGGCATGCACGGCGGCGAGGTCTGTGAGGTGCGGCGGTGAGCGCAGACCTAGCAAGACGGATTGAGGAGCTGTCGCCACCGGACCAGCTCCGGCTGGCGGCTGAGCTGCTCGAAGAGCGGCGAGCAGATCTCGCTCTCCCCATCGTCCGGCGGATCGCGGAGGAGTTAGCGGTGGTGCTGCGGAGGCGCCGGTGAGCCGTCGTCGGCCGCTGCGAAAGCTGCCTTTGCGTCAGGCGTCGAGCTACCACCGGTGCATCGTCTGCCTGTGCGAGATCGGTGATGGGGTCGAGTACCGCGATGGTGGCTACCCGAGGCGAGCACATGTCGAGTGCGCCGAGCTGGTCGTCCTCGGGCAGAAACGCGAGCTGAGCAGAGACGACCTACGAGAGCTTGAGGAAGCTGAGGACGCCGTCAGCGAAGCCAAGGCCCAGGTGCATCGGGCAGAGCAGAACCTCCGCGCCGTCCGCGCCAAGCTGCTAGGCGCAACGCCATGAACCGCCGCCAAGCCAAGCGGCTCGCCCACCACATCGCAGCCGAGATCCTCTTCGCCCAGCTCGAGTCAGGCGAGCCTGATACCGACCGGTGGCCAGAGCTGTCGGAACGCGATATCGAGCGCGTGCGGGACGCGCTTGCTGAGCTGCACCGCTACCACGGCGAGCTGTCGGACGGCGAGCTGCCATGAACGCCGAGACGCAGCTGCAGCTCGCCATCCAGAAGGCGCTCGAGTGGCTGCCGGGCGTCAGGGTCTGGCGCTGCAACACCGGCGCCAGGAAGGGCGGGCGTCTCAAGTTCGGCCTCCGAGATCTGAGCGGCAACGTGGCAGGGACGCCGGACCTGATCGGCATCGCTTACGGCCGGCCGCTCGCGATCGAGGTGAAGCAGCCGGGGAACGAGCCCGAGCCTCATCAGGCCGTCTGGCTCGCTAGCTGGCGAGCTCTCGGCGGCATCGGCCTCGTCGTCCACAGCGTCTCGGGGGCGGTGAGGCTGGTGCAGGAGCAACGCCGTTGACTCGTAGGCTAGCAGCTGCTAGGATGCTAGCCATGATGGTCCACGAGGATGAGGATGACGAACCGGCGCGGCTCTGCAGCGGCTATTTTCAGAAGCCATATCCTCCGGAGGTGCCGAGATTGGGACCCTGGACAGTCGGTCAGCGCGTCGTCAACCTGCGTCCGCTGGGTGACATAGTGGCGTTCAAGGGTGCCGTGGGCACGGTGCAGACCATCCTGGACCTCGGAGACGGCATGCTGCGGCTCTTCGTCGCCTACCCGAAGCTGTACGAGGGCCAGCCCCAGATTGACTACCTGCTCCGGGTGAACGAGCGTTCGACTTTCGTGGCACCGGTCGGAGGTTGGCCGGCGGAGCTTGAAACGTGAGCGATCTGCCTCATCCCAGGGGATACATCGTCGTCCGTCCGCTGCCCGGTGAGCGGCGGCAGCGCCTGGTCAAGGTTCGCTGCGAGGTCTGCCAGGAAGCAGCGCCGGCGCCGGATGGTCGGCTGCCCGAGGGTTGGGTGCGGGGGTCGCGGCGCGCCGCGGCGCGCTGTCCAACCTGTGAGCAGCGCGGTTTGCTGCTGGGGAGGAAGCCGTGACCGAGCGGCCCCAAGTGTTTTGGCGCATCAACGGCTTGCCGCCGGTCCACGAGGCGGCGATGCTTCGGCTATTGCGAGGTGAAGGCACAGTGCCGCTCGATGTGCCGCTCGATGTGCTGTCCCACGACTTCGACATGCTCGTTGAGCCAGAGGAGTGCGTCGACTGCGGCGTCCAGCTCCTCCGAGGCGAGCTGGTCTACCAGCGGCCGCTCGAGGGCTGGATCCCCATCCGCGTTGGTCGCGGCGTTGCGCTGAGGCGGCCCCGCGCGTGGCTTGGCGGGGTGGCCTTCCCAGGCGTCACAGAGACGGTCTGCGGCTCATGCGCCGCTGCCGAGCTGCTGCCGCGGTACGACGAGCAGGAGCGCCAGCGCATCGTCGCCAGCGCGCGAGCGACCCTTTCCCGGTCGTGTTGCAATGCGCGAGTCGTGGTCAACGGTATCACCTGGAAAGCGACCGTGCGGCTTGACCAGGCGGAGTGGCTGATTGCCGCCGTCAGCCAGACCGAGGTGCTGCCGGGTTGCCACCTGTTCGGCTTCGCGCGGTGGACGCCGGACGGTGCTGAGCTGGACGTAGCAGGCTTGTCTCAGCCGGTGCGGCTCGCACTTGAGCGGGAGCTTGGCTCGAGCTGGAGGTGAGGTGATAAGCGGCTCACGAGCTTGGTGTGACGGTTGCCGATGCCAGGGCGCTGTGCCGGAGAGCGCGACCGAACCTGATGGCTGGACATGGGCGGACCTAGGCGGCTTCCTACAGGCGCTCTTTTGCCGATCGTGCTCCAAGGACGGCCGGCTGGGCATGCAGCTGCTGCGCGAAACCGACGCGTGCAAGCGCTGCGGCGGCAGCGGATATCAGCACGCGGTCCTGTCCACGAATAGCCACCGGTGCGGCTCGTGCGACGGCTCGGGCAGGAAAGCGGCATGAACCAGGACACGGACTTTGCCGCACTCGGAGTCGCGGCCGCGCTGCTCAGCTTGGTCGGGGATTTGCCGCAAGAGACGGACGAGGAGAAGCGGCTCAAGGCCGTGGCAGCTGACGCGCTCGAGGTCTTCGGCCTAGATCGCGAGCCGTCCGTCAGCCTCGGCGCGCTCATCGCCCGGGACATCCGCATCGCCCAGGCCAACGTAGCTGGCGTCGAGTGGCACGTCGCCGTGCTCACAGGCGACGCGGCTCGCGAGCTGGACGCCTGCGGCATCGTCGCGATCGACCGAGCCTATGCGGAGATCACCAAGGGACGGCTGCAGGTCGACGTGTCTCGGTCGAGCGGCTGTCCGATTGCTCTTGTGGCGGAGGGCGTGCCAGCGGTCGTGCTGCGCGCTCTGGCCAAGGCACTGCGTGGGGAGATCAATGCCAAGACCCAGACGTAGGCGTTGCGGGGAGTGCAAGAAGCCGCTGCCGGTGGACGCGCACTGGAACCGGAAGTTCTGCCCGCCGTGCCGAAAGCAGCGAGACCGCCGACACAAGCGCCTGCCACCGGCAGTCCGCCCATCCGGGTTTCACACCCTCTGCACTGAATCGCGGATCGCTCAGCTGGAGTACGCCGCGTCCCTCGGTGGCTACCTGCGGACCTGCGCCGGCAAGGTGGGGATCAGCGAGCGAGCGCTTCAGCGATGGCTGCAGCGTGGCTACGATGCGATGGTAGACGCCGGCATCGACCCCGACGAGCCCCCGGACGATGCGGAGAAGCTGGTGAAGGAGACGGAGCGTCCCTTCGTACGCCTCCGCCGTCGCTTCATGCGCGCGCGCGAGCAGGGTGCTCTCGTCTTGCTGCAGTCGCTCAACAAGTGCGGCATCGGCGGCCCCGTCTACGCTCCGGATCCCAACGCGCCGAAGCCCGAGGAGTACGAGGAGATCGTCCAGACGCTGGCCGCCGCCGGCCGCTCCGACCTCATCCCTATCCTCCGCCGTCCGGAGCAGAAGCAGGTCGGCTTCGTCGAGCCGGACGCACGCGCGGCGGCGAAGGCGCTGGCGCTCAGCCACGGCTACACCGAGAAGCAGCAGGTAGAGCTCTCAGGGAAGGTCGAAGGGACGGCCGCGCCGTCGCTCATGATCTTCTACCCCCCCGAAGACACCGACGACGAGTGAGGCTGTCAATAGCGGAGTTTTGCGACATGAGCGATGGTGACGATATCGCAGGAGAAAAAACGACAGGTATGACATTGTCTGGCAGCGAGCTGCTGCAAACCGCCCAGAACGCTGGCATCGACGTGGACAGCTACCGCGTGCCGCCGCCGGCCTTGAGGACGGTGCCGACGGACCGCCTCGACGAGCTACGCGCTTTCGCCGCGGCGCTGGAGCAGAATGGCGACCGCACGCTGGTGACGCCCGTGGCGTGCGAGGAGCACGGCGTCTACATGACAGGTTGGGGGTGGCATGGCAGCTGTCCGCGCTGCAGCGAGCAGCCGGAGCCGCTGATGGAGCTGCTGGAGGATCCCCTGTGCTGGCCCGGCCATGGCTTCTACTGGGTGGACTGGCGCGGACCTCGCGGCCAGTGGGTTTTCGGCGAGAGCTACCCGGTCCGCCGGCAGTACTTCGCGCGCCTCGCGGAGCTGCTCCCTGACATGGATCCCGGAGAGGTGATCTTGGAGGCTGCAGCGAAGGAGATCGAGCGACTGCGCGCAGGCACGGACAACCTCCGCCAGCTGCTCCGCCTCGCCGTGCTGCGGATGCGTGAGGCGGCGGACCAGTGGGATCGCTGGGAGCGTGACTCCGCGCTGGCGCCGCTAGCGCTCGACCAGGAGGTGGACGACGCGATGAACGAGCTGATCCGCGCCGTCCGCTTCCAGCTGCCCGCCGCGGACGACTTGCTGCCGGCGCGCAGTGTCGAGCTGCCGGTTCGCAAGGCACTTCCGGAGGAGGCTTGCAGGCCAGCCTAGCCAACGACCGGCTCGGCTCGGCCAACAGCGACCACGTGCCGCTGCCGGTGCCTACGCAGCCGCGCGAGCACCGCAACCGCCGCGTCCACCGAATCCCGCACAAGACCATCTCCGTCGCGGAGCTACGCCGCTGGCGCGAGCTGGGCATCGGCTGGGCGACCATCGCCACGAGCCGCGGCCGCCGGCTCGCTCAACCCCGTGCCTGGGTCTGGGTCGACGAGGTGGAGCCAGACGACTACCAGCTGCTCGAGGACCACCGGCCAAAGTGCCGCGCCGACTGCCGGGACAACGGTTTGCGTCCTTGCCCCTTCGTCAGCTGCCGGCACAACCTCTACCTCGACGTCTGCGAGGACGGAGCCATCGAGCTGACGCGGCCGGAGCTTGAGCCGGGCGAGATGGAGTACAGCTGCGTGCTCGACCTCGTAGACGGCCTCGTTGGCGGGCTGGACGCGAAGCGGTCCGAGGACGCGGACGGCCCCGTCTGGAGCTTCACGCTCGAGCCCGTGGGCGTGGCGATCAACCTGACCCGGGAGCGAGCGCGTCAGATCGAGAAGGAGGCAGAGGCAAAACTGTTCGTGATGCGTGGCCTGCCCCGGCCCGAGGGTGACGAGTGGCAGGAGGAAAGGAGCGTCTGTAAGTTGGCAAGGCTACAGCTGTTTATGTCGGAAACTGGGGCGAAGGCGCAGATCGTCCACGCGCCCGGTCAAGGCACGGGTCCGCGTCTGGACATGACCTGCAGCAAGTGCGGTAAGAGCGGCACACGGTGGTTCCAGGGCTGGACGCTGCTTGAGATCCGCGTCATGGCAGGCGTCATCTGCAGCCAGCCGTCGGAGTGCTGCGGCGCACCCATCACCAGCCGGCTGGATGGCATGCCGGCAGCGCTCAACCGGCGGTACGTCTGCCGGGACCGGGACCGGCGCACGCAGATCACCGAAGCGCTCCGGCAGGCCGGCGCTGACGGTCTCAGCCTGCGGCAGCTGTGCAAGCGGGTTCCCGGCCGCTGGGCGGAGATCGCGAAGCAGGCGAACAAGCTGGCGGCAGATCGCAAGAGCCACGTCCAGCGCCGCTCGCGAGCGCCGGGCGAGCCGGAGAGATTTTTCTGCACGTTGCCGGCAACGGCGGCAGCGCTTGCTACTTGACTAGTGGACGGCGTTGAGCGAGGATAGGTCATGCACGAAGATCTCAAAGCCAACGCTGCGGCCATGCGGTCGTGGCTCAAAGTACCAGAAGGCGACCGCGAGGCCATCGCTGCCGCCTTGCCGGGCGATACCGACGCCCAGCATCGTCGAGGTGCTGGAGTCGAACGAACTGCACGACATTGGCACCCTGCACCCGAGCGTGCGGGGACCGCTCCTGCGGCAGGTCCGTGATGAGGCGCGGGTGCCAGACAGCTGGCGCGAGAGACCCCCCTATCGCCACCCGGCTGGACGCGAGGCTAGCGAAAGCCCTGCTAGCGTGCTAGCATGAGGCATGTTCCTGCACGAGATGACGGTCCCGGAGCGGCTCGAGAGCATCGTCCGCATTGCCAGACGCCTAGCCAGGGCGCCGGCGCATGCCGCTTTCGTGACTGAGCGGCCGGATCTGGTGGTCGGTTGCCGAGGTAAGCCGGTCAAAGCACGCGGCACCTACATCGTCCTGGAAGTGACAGCGCCAGAGGGACGCTCATCGCCGGACGGCAGCCCCAACATGTGGAAGCTGGGGTTCGATGGTGAGCGGAAACACGCCGAGGACGTGCTGACCTACACGATGCTGCTGAGCCTCGCGCATGACGCCAACGTGTGCCCCCGGTGCCATGCGTGTTTGACGCGGCGGAAAGGCCCCGGGCTGCAGCGCTACAGCTGCGGCTGCGGCATGCAGGTCGTCGAGCGGACGTGAGACAAGCCATGATCAACACTGCCTGGGCCTCGCCGTCGGCCTTATGTGGTCGCCGAGTTCAAGAACGGTACCGTTGTCTTGGACGACGGCTCGCTGGTCCCGGCTGGTTGCTCCTGGGAACCGCCACCCTCACCACCGCTGCCGCCACTACCGCCGGGTCCGCGGTGGTGGGAGCAAATTCGTGGGACGAGACGCCGTCGGTCGCCGAGCCGCCAGGTAGGCTTGGAGGCAACGCCGAGGGTACGTGATGGCCGCGCCGGCGCAAGCCGACTTCGGCGCCTGGCGCAAGGAGCCGCCCCGGAGCAAGCAGCTCGTAGAGGTCGGCCAGGAGCAGTTTCAGGCGTGGGTGCCACATCCCGGCCCGCAGCGGATGTTCCTTGCCTGCACGGCGGACGAGGCGCTTTTCGGCGGCGCTGCCGGCCCCGGAAAAAGCGAGTGTCTTCTGATAGATGCGCTCAAGCACACCCATCATCCGCGCTACCAGGCGCTGCTGCTGCGCCGGACCTACGACGAGCTCAAGAAGAGCCTCATCCGGCAAAGCGAGGCGCTCTACGACAGGCTGCCAGAAGCGAACCGGCCCACCTACAACAAGAGCGATTACTCGTGGACCTTTCCGAGCGGAGCCCGGATCGACTTCGCCCACGTCGAGCACGAGAAGGACATCGAGCGCTTCAAGTCGGCGGCCTACCAGTACGTGGCGCTCGACGAGCTGACGACCTTCACGCGCCGCCAGTGGGACTACATCAGGAGCCGTCTGCGCTCCGCCGAGGGCATCCCGTGCCGGCTCCGAGCCGGCAGCAACCCAGACGGCCCTGGACAGGAGTGGGTGCGGAAGCGATTCGCCCCCTGGATCTACAAGCCAGGCGAGCGGACGGACGAGTACCGCGGCCCCTACGCCAAGCCGGGGCAGAAGCTCTGGCTCATCCGCGGCGAGGACGACGAGGACGTCGTCGTCCCGAAGGGCACGCCGCACGCCATGAGCCGGACCTACATCCCGGCGCTGCTCACCGACAACCCAAGCCTCACAGAGAACGACCCTGACTACATCAGCCGCCTCATGCAGCTGGACCGGCCTACACGCGAGGCGCTGCTCAAGGGCAACTGGTTCGCCCGCGCCGACGCCGGCGACCTCTTCGACCGTGACTGGTTCGAGATCGTGCCGCGCGGCCCTGAGAGCCTCGCCGTCGCTCGCGTCCGCTGGTGGGACCGCGCCGCCACCGAGGGTGAGAAGAAGACCAAGAACGACCCAACGAAGGCCGGCGGGCCAGACTGGACGGCGGGGGTGCTGCTCTCCAAGGACCTGTTCGGCATCTGCTATGTCGAGGACGTGGAGCGCTTCCAGGGGCCGCCCCACGTTGTGGAGAGGCGCATCGCTGAGGTTGCCGCCGCAGACAAGAAGCGCTACGGCCACGTCACCATCGTGCTGGCTGAGGACCCCGGTTCGTCGGGCAAGTTCGAGATCTCCCACTACATGCGCAAGGTGCTCAACCAGTACGAGGCGAGGTCGATCAAGGAGTCAGGGGACAAGGTGACGCGCGCCAAGCCCGTCTCGGCGCAGGCTGAGCAAGGCAACGTCAAGGTGGTCCAGGGGCCCTGGAATGAAGTATTCCTGCGAGAAGTGAACAGCTTCCCCCTCGGCAAGAAGGACCAGGTTGACGGTCTCAGCGGCGCCTACTCCGTGGTCGCGCCGGTCGAAGGCAGCTTCGGCGGTGGCACGGGCGGCAGCTACGCCTCCGGCCAGACGGGAGGCTACTGAGATGATGGTCTTCGACGCGGCCAGAGGCACGATGGGCGCGATGGTGCCAGCGAAGGAGCTTCTCGCTCGCCGGACGCGCGACCTCTTCGCTTTCTGTGTCCTCTACGGCCGAGCCGCGGCTGGCGTCGCGCGCGATGAGCTGCGCGAGCTGCGCCGGTGTGCCAGGGGTCTCGGCTCCGCTCAAGCAGCGGCCAAGCTGGCAAGTCTGCGAGCGGACGCCGCTCTGCAGGCCGAGGCGCGCAGGTTCGACCACGCGGTCGACTTCGACGTGGCTTTTGAGCGTCACGCGAACCGACGCGCGATCATGGGGTTGTGATGGTCACCGTGGACGAAGCCGTCTCGGCGCTGAACACGATGCTTGAGGCCGATCCCGATGCGATATCGGCACTCGTGCACAAGCGAGTGCCTTGCAACGAGCGGCTCGCCGACCACCCCACCTGCCAGGTGGGCGGTGGCGACGATGGGCCATGGATCGTTGGCTTGCTCGGCGTCCTGAACGGGATTTTCGGACGCGCGAACGGCGCCGGTCACATCGCTGCCCTAGTCGACCCCGATGTCCTAACGCAACGCCTCGGCGAAGAGCCGAAGCCGTCGATAGGTCGCGTAATCCGCTTCGTGAGGAATGGCTGATGGCTCCTCTGTCCTGGGCCGAGCTGCAGAAGATCATCGTGCCGCGGGAGGTCCCGACCTCCGAGGAGTACCGCTGGTATGCCGGCGCGAATGTCACGCCGCAGCGCATCCAGGAGGTGCTTCGGCAGGCCGAGTGCGGCTACATGGCGCCCCTCACCGACCTCGAAGACGAGATGCTCATGCTCGACGCGCATGGTGCAGCCGTCGCGCAGAAGCGCATGGCGGCGCTGCAGTCCCTGCCGTGGTCGGTAACCGCGGCCAAGGGCGAGGGCATCGACGACGGCCTGGCTGAGGAGATCGCCGACGCTACCCGGCGCATGTACGAAGGCATCCCGGCTTTTGACGATGCCATCTACAACCAGGCATGGGGCACTTTCCACGCCCGCGCCTGCCACGAAATCCACTGGGACACCTATCCGCGCCGGCCGCACTTCCGGCCGCGTGAGCTGCAATGGATCAAGGCGCGCCGTCTGAGCTTCGGCCCCGCGCGGCAGCTGCTCATCGTCGAGCCGTGGTTGGCCCCGAGCGGCTTCCAGAGCCGAGGCATAGACACTACCGCCTGGCCCTGCCACTTCTGGACCTTCACGCCGAAGCTCTTTGGTGAGTACCCCGAGAAGGAGGGGATCGGCCCGCGGATGCTCTACTGGATGCTTTTCAAGCGGCTCAGCTGGCGCTGGCGCTTGCTGCTGCTTGAGATCTTCGCGTTGCCGTGGCGAATCGTCAAAGCGCGATACGACGCCAATGGCAACCCGATGGCGAGCGCCGACCAGATCAAGGCAGCCGCCGAGATAGTGCAGCGGCTCGGTCTCGACTCGACCGCGTGGCTCGGACCCGGCATCGACATCGAAGTGGTCACGGTGGACGCCGCCTCTTCGGACCTCTTCCAGACGACGGGCGCGGACGCCGACCTCCAGCTGAGCAAGATCGCCCTCGGCAACACCGCCACCACCGAGGGGAACGAGAGCAACCGCTCAAACAGCATCATTCAGCTCGGCTCTGAGGAGCTGCTTAACGCCAAGGACGCGAGCGGCATGTCGGGGTCAATCAACCGCGACATCGGCATCCCGTTCACCGGCCTCAACTACGGTTGGGACAAGCTCGACCATGCCGCCGTCTTCAAGATCAAGGCCGAGCCGGCGCGCGATACGACGAAAGAGCTAGAGCATGCAGACAAGCTGCTCAGCATGGGCGCACCCATAGCGCTTAACCAGCTCTACGAGGTTTCCGGTTGGCGCGCGCCGAACGAGGAACCTTACGTCGTTCGCGGCGGCGATGGCATCGCTCGCGTCGTCGATCCGAGCGCGCCTGCAGCGCCAGAGCCAGAGCGTAACCCGGACGATGCCGTGGCCGTCGCCGGTGACCTCGAAGACAGCGGCACCGGTCAAGCCGCGGAGAACGCCGAGGCCGACCTCGAAGCGCTGGAGCGAGCGAAGGCTCACCCGCAATGCAACGTAGCTCGGGACTGGCTTCGCGAAGAGGGTCTCGATGGGCAGGATATCGAGCGCGCCATTGAGCTGTGCTTGACGGGACAAATCCGGCGGCTCGATACCGTACCGATGCTCACGGACGCGGCGGCGAGGCGGCTGAGCATGACGATCATCCCGCCTTTCCGCATCGTGCCGGCGCCAGGAGAGCCGGCTCGCCCCTTTCTCGGCTGGACATGACCTACGAGCGCCGGCCAGATCGCCGCTGGCGGAAGGCGGCGCGCAACGCGGTTCGATCGGCGCTTCGCAGCGGGACGATGAAGCCGGAGCCGTGCAAGCACGCGAGCAGTCTGTGCAGCGGGCGAGTGACGGCGCACCATCACAGCGGCTACAGCCGGCCCCATTGGCTGGACGTGGTCTGGCTCTGCCGCTACCACCACGCGCTGCAGCACCGACTGGAGCGAGCCACCGGCAGATAGAAATTCGACAGACGGCTGCGGGGGTTTTTGACGATCTGTCGACCTATAAGCCGGCTGGCGCTACAACCGCTCAGAAAGAAAAGCGTCTCGTAGCGCCGCCAAGCGGCGCTCCGTCCGACGTGGTGGACGAGCAGCTTGTCGCCGGTGAGCTGGCCGCGCTGCGCATGACGAACCAGCTCCTGATCGCCGTCGGCCGCGCCGGGATCCTCGGCGACGTGGCAGACATCGTGAACCAGGCCGCCGGTTTGGTGGACGAGGCGCCGCTCGTTGATGCCATCTACCTCGCCACCGCGAAGGCCGCGATGCTCGGCGCCGACGACTCGGACGTTGAAGCAGAGGACGAGACGGTCATCGCGCCGGATCGCTTCGCACGGTGGGGCGGCGGCGCCGGTTGCGGCTGCGGCTGTGCCACCACGGCGGCCGCCCGTGCACCATCGTGTACCGGATCCAGAACCGCAGCACCGCCTGCTCAGCCGCGCTCAGCCCAGCCTCCCGAGCCCACTTCCTCGCTAGCTCACTTGCCGTCATACTCCCTTGATCGCCAGAACGACGCCAACCCGGAAAGCCATCTTGACAGCGCCGGCGTTTTGGCGGATGCTCCCGCTGAAGGGGCGCAAGCCTCTGTCGTGAACTGCGTAGAAGGAACGGCTCCCCTTGCCAGCGAGCCACCGAACCCGGCAACCGCGCCGGGTTTGGCATTTGTGCTTGACGCGGCGCCGGAGCCGTGCTCAGCTGACGCTCGCAGCTCGGGGGCCTCTCGCGCTGCGGCCACCGAGCCCAGCCAAAAGCTCGTTGGCGCTGACTCAGAGCTTGAACCCGTAACCGGGAGCAAACGGGACCCGGCGGCAGGCGCCCCTGCTGAGGTTGCAGCCCCGTCGGGCGTAGACGGAGGCTGCGTCAATTTGGCCCTTGACAGCGCGGAGCCGTTGTGCTCTTCTACAAGCACGCCTCATGGAGCCATAGCTCGGGGCCGAGAAGCCGGCTTTGCCGGCTTTGCCATTATGGGGGCCTCACCGCCGGTGAGGGTTGACAGCGCGGCCGAGCCGTGCTGTAATGAGTCGAGCCTTGCCTGTTCGTTGAGCGCCGTTAGCCGTGAGTCTAGCGGCGTTTTTTTTGCTGGCCCCGCCGGCCGCCCCGGCTCCAAGTCGTTCACCGACGCCGTCCGGGAGTTCCGCAGCCGCGGCGCGGTGACGAGAGACGTCTTCGATGCGATGACCGCGGAGGAGCGCGCGCGGAGCTTCACGGTCGCTCGCCTCCTCACGAAGGAGAGCGTCGCCGTCGTCCAGGACGAGCTGGCGCGCGCCATCGAAGCCGGGGAGTCACTCCGCAAATTCCGCGTGAACCTCCGTCAGCGGATGCAGTCGAGCGGGATCGCCATCGCGCCGAAGTGGCGGTCAAAAGGCGACGCCGCGAGCCTCGACGCGCTGGACGCCAGCCACGTCGAGACGGTCTACCGCAACAGCGTGATGAGCGCCTACAGCGCCGGCCGGGCGAAGCACATGACGCAGCCGCACATCGTGGCGGCGCGGCCGTACTGGCAGAACATGACGGTGAACGACGGCCCGCCCCGGCAGCGGCCGACTCACCGCGCGGTGCACGGCTGGGTGATGCGCGCAGACGATCCTGGGTGGCAAGTCACATATGCCCCGCATGGCCACAATTGCCGCTGTAGAACTATCGTTAGATCGGCCGCCTGGGTCGAGCGCAACGGCCCCCGAATGCACTCCGGTCCGCTGCCGGACCTGCCTGATCCCGGCTGGACCTGCCGTCCACCGCCGGCGGTGGTGATCCCGCCCGAGCCGGTGCCGAAGCCAGACACCAAGGCGGAGCCGCCGCTGGCGCCACGTCCCTCCCGGGGTTCGAGCCTGCTGCGCGAAGGCGACGAGCAGCTCGACAACGAGACGCGCGCCGCACTCGAGCGGCTCGACAGCTACGACAAGGACGAGCAGGGCCAGATCAGCATGCGAGCGCTCGGCTTCATCGAGCCGAAACCGACGGAGCTGGAGCGCATCAAGGAGCTGCTCGGCGCCCGAGGCGCCGCGCTCGAGCAGCGCTTCGGCCGCGCCATCGCCGAGCCGATGGCCGGCTACGAGATCGCCGCCGGCGCGAAGGTGGACGGCGCTGCCGCCGCCGAGGCGGCCAGGGCCTGGGATACCGTGCCGTTGCCCCGAGTGCTGCGCATCGGCAACAGCTACCACCTCCTCGACGGTGACGCAGCCGCCGCTGCCCAGGTGTCCAGCGAGCGGGGTCTGAGCGGCCTCGGCGCCTTGCGAGCGCGCGTTGTCGAGGCGCCCATCAACCGCCTCCCCAAGGCGCCTGCGAGCCGCGCTGACGCCGTCCGAGAGCTCGGCGAGGCGGCAACCGGCCTGCGGTCCGACCGCGCCTCACAGGCACGCATGCGGCTAGCTCTGCAGGACATACTCCACGGGGAGGGGATGGCGAGCCGGGACAACCTCGAGACCCGCGAGATGGCTGAACGGATCAGCGTGCTTCGCTCCAACGTCGTCCGCGCTGGCCACGCCTGGAACGGCCAGGTGGAGATCGCCGCCTCGGTCCTGGACGAGGCGCAAGCCGGTCTCACCGCCGCGCGCGCCGGCCGGGAGCTGTCGGCGGGTCAGCAGCGCGCCATCTCGACCCTTTTCCACGAGGAGATCCACGGCACCTCGCCCATCGCCAGGTCCGCTTACGAGGCGCATGGCGCGGCGCTTGAGGAGGCCGGCGCCGAGATCCTCGCCCGACGGCAAGCGCGCAAGCTGCTCGGCTTGCGGAGCGCCGCCGCTGATGAGGCGCTCGGCCTGCCGACGAAGCCGATCACAAGCAAGGTCGGCGGCGGTGAGATGGCGTACGTCCGCGCCTATGAGGGGCCTGTGTCCAGGCTGCTGGTCACCGTCGGCCGCTACGACGTGAGCGCGGCAGACGTCGAGGCGGCGCTCGTCCGGATGCGCGCCGCGAGCGCTGCTCGGTTCGAGACGGCGGATGCGTACCTCTCGGGCTTCGTGGCCGAGCTGCCGGTGGCTGAAGCGCAGCGGCCGCTGCTAACCCGCCAGCTCAAGCAGGCGCTGCGGTCGACCACGCTGGAGCTGGGTTACTGGCGCGGACACGAGATCCGCAGAGTCGCCGCAGACGCATGGGCCTACTCGGACACAGGCGAGTCGGTGTCGTCGCAGCCCGCCCGCGCTTGCGGCCGCTGCGGTGGCGCGGTCACAAGCGAAGGCCACGATGCCTGCCTCGGCACGCTCCCCGGGGTCATGAACGCGTGCTGCGGCCACGGTCGCATGGCTGACGCCTACGTCCAGCTGAACGATGGGCGCATCCTTCAGGGACAAGAGGCGGCAAAGTGGATCGCTGGCCATACGGCCACGTCAAAACGCGTACTTAGCGCATGGAGCAAACGCAAAAGACCCATTTCGTGCCAGGCGCGGTCAGCAGTCTACGAGCTGGAGCGCAACGACACCGCGGGAGCCGTCAGCGTGTTCGAGGCGGCTCTGAGCAAGGCTGAGCCGGCGGAGCTACAGGACCTCGCCCGGATGCTGCTCCGGCTGCAGGACAACCCCGAGGCGGCCGCGGAGCTGCTCGACTACTTTGGCGAGCTAGCAGCAGTGCACCAAAGCGACCCCGCGGCTCGCCTGTGATGCAAATTGCGCGGCTGATACCGTGCGCCTACCCAGTCCTTCCAGGAAACGGTACGATCGAGGCCGCTTGCCACCCAGCGACAAAAGCCTAGCAGCTCGGGCGTGCGGCGATATGGCATGGGATACGGCGTGACACCGAGGTCCCGCAAGCGCGCACGGCGATAGTCCCTGTCTTCGTGGCTTTCTGCTTGGTCGTATCCGATCAGCATGTAGGCCATGACGTGACTCGGGCGCACGCCGGCGTCGAGCAGTCGACAAATGCCGCGCGTAACAACAAGCTCATCCTCGCGCCGATCCCAAGCCACATAGAGCCGCTTGTCGCGCATGTTGATGGCACGGTAATCAACGCCTGCGATGGCGGCCGCTTGTTCCGCTGCCAGGCTCCTCACGTTGATGCCTTGACAGAAGCTGACTCTGAAACCGGCCAGCTCAGCAACACGTTCACGCCAGGCCGACTGCCCGAAAAAATCTGCGTCTAGCAGTATCAAGTGGCGCGGATGGCATGAACCGCGCCACAGTTCAGGAATGGTGGCAACGGAGCGCGGCTGGCCCTCGGTCCGCGGAACGACGCAGAAGGAGCAGCGTTGGCGGCAACCGCGAGATGTGAAGCCCATGGACGGCCCGAACCCCGGATACAGACTCCAGTCGTACCTGGCCTCAAGCTGCTCGAGATTCGCTTGCTCGTCTGCTCCCGGTCCACCGATTGCTGCATGCGGCCATTGCCGGCGCACTGCCGCTACCAGGGCCCTACTCGTGCTGAAGAGCGATGAGGCGTAGACTCGATCCCACCGACCGAAAAGCTCTCCGGGAATGCGCCCCCTAACCAAGGTCACCTCGTCGCCACGGTGATGTGCGGCGAGCCGCATCAAAGCGAGGTTCGGGAGTTTCCCATCGAGCTGCAACAAGAGCACGCGCATCACGCTCCAGAGCCGCGTTTCGGCACGCGGCCGTGCTCGTCGGTATACCCCGGCTGTGCCTTGTCGCCGAATTTGTCTGCCCCCGGCTCGATCTCAAGCACGTCGAAGATGATGACGGTGCCGTCCGACAGCGTGACAGGCTTGCGGACGCGCTTGCCCGGCGGACGCTCGTCGAGCCGCTCCTTTGGCACGAAGCCACGGCGCCGGCGCATCATGAGCTGAGCTTGACTAGGCCGCCGAACGCCTCAAAGACCTTGTCGGCGCGCTCGATTGCGTCATCCCGTTGGTCGATCATGTCGAGCAGCAGCTCAATCTGCCACCTCGGGATTGGGATCTCCGTGCTTGAGCAGGCGCCGCCGGGATCATTGGCGCAGCGCTTGCGAATCTCGACGATCAGCCTGTCAACGAACGGACTGTACACACGTGTGCTCATCTGCCTTGCTCCTTTGGCACGACCGCGGCGGCGCCATGCGCCGCCTCTGGCCATGGCCCATACATCGGCTCAAGCTGCATAGGCCCGCTCCAGGTGAGCCGAGCCGACTTGATGCGCGGAGTGTCGACGATCGGGAAGTGCGTTTCGTAGCTTCGCTCGACGATGAGACCATCCCCGAATGCAGCAAAGCGCTTACCGCGCAAGGCGCAGGTCGCCGGCTCCGGCACATTGACCACTTCGCCAAGGCTGAACCACTCCGGCTTCAGCGAGATGGTGACATTGACGTAGCCATCGCGACCGAGAGACGGCTCACCAGCCCCAACCTCGATGCCACCCAAGTAGGCGATCATGCTCTGCCTCGCTCCTTCAGGTACTCCTCCGCCAGCCGCCGAATGTGGCCGGGGTCGACCTGCTGAATCGCTTCAACCAACGGCGCGTCGGGGTCGGTGATCCCGTCCGCCTGCTGGCGCTTCACCTCGAGCACGTCCAGCATGATCGGATCGCTGCCGTGGTCGGCGTAGAGGTAGTAGGAGACAACCGGCTCCGTCTGCCCGTCGCGGTGGATACGGCCGTCACACTGGTGATGCACCCTGGGGCTCCAGTCCAGCTCGCCGTGCACCACCGTTCGGCAAGCATGCTGCAGCCCATCCACGCCGGCGCCGGAACGCAGGGACATTATGAGCACGCGGCATTCGTCGCGCACGAACGCGTCGATCGCGTGCTCCTTCTGCCGAGGCGATTCGGTCCCGGTGTACATGGCGGGCGAAAGGTTGGCTAGCTCCTGCTGCCATATGCCGTAGACCTCGCGGTGCCAGCCATAGAGCAGCACCTTCTCGCCAGACTCGACGAGCATGCGAACGAAGGCTGCCACGCATGGCGCCTTGGCGATGCCGGTTGCCTGCCGTAGCTTGATATCGAGCTGGCCGGCGGCGAGCATACGGTCGC